GAGCGGCAAGACGCTGTATGACACCATCGCGGCCAGTGTGGCGGTCAAGTCGGAGGCGCGGCTGGTGTGGAGCGGAAAAACAACGATTGGGAGGAGAAAAACTGAGACAATTAACGTTCAGGACGGTGTAGATTACGTTAACCTCCGCGTAAACGAAGCTGATTTTAATCTTACCCCTGGTATGACATATGAAGCTCACATTTCTAGCGCGGGAAGTCTCACGGTCACAGTATTATTTTCGGCCGACAAAAAAAGGCTTGAATGTACCCTTACCAATACGCTGAATACTGTATCGGTTGTATTCACCGGCTACCACTACCCCACCTTGGCAGAGCTGCTGACCGAGACGCAGGCCGCGCAGGCGGACACGGACGCCCTGGCGGTAGATCAGGAATACCGCGTCGCCCTGCTGGAGCTGGGACTGACCGATGACACCACCACTGACACCACCACATAATGAGGTAAAAACTATGTTGTATCGTATCTGTAAACGCCTGATCGAGCGCGGACAGACCGCTGGTCTTGCGGACAAGCTGGACGTGTTCTACGCCATTGGCCGCATCACCGAGGCCGAATATAAGGAGCTGATCGAGCTGCTGGCCCAGCAGGAGGCCGCCCATGGCACTTAATGCCTACTCTTGGACATTGGGGGGTGATCGCAATAAACAACACATTTTTGACCGCACTTTTTAACTTTTTGAGCCGTTTCTTTGCCGCTTTGGCGGAAGAACAGGTAGAACAGGAGGACACAATGGCATCTGTGACCGAGTGGACGGGAGCACCGCCCTACCGCTACATCGACGTAAGCCGGTATCAGGGCAGCATTACACTGGAGGGCTGGAAGAAGGTCAAGGCCGCTGGCTATCAGGGCGTCATGCTCAAGACCGTCAGCACAAACCGCAGGCTCTCCAAGCGAGCAGACGGCCTGTACATCGACCCCACCTTTGAGACCAACTACCGCAACGCCAAAGCGGCTGGGCTGGACGTGGGTGTCTACTACTACACCTACGCCACCAGTGAGGCAATGGCCGATGCAGAGCTTTCTCTTGTGCGAGAAGCTGTGCGGGGCAAAGAGCTCACCATGCCCGTGTGCGTGGACGTGGAGGAAAACAAGCTCAAGCAGCTGTCCACGCTTGACCTGTCCAACCTTACCGCTTACGCGCTGGAACAGGTTGAGAAGCTGGGCTTTTACGCCCAGCTGTACACCTACACCGGCTACAAGTACGAGCTGGACATGGCTCGGCTGTCCTCTCGGTGGGACGTCTGGCTTGCTGACTACACCGGCAAGACCCCGAAGGTGGATTTCAAGTACAATGCCCACCAGCACACCAGTAAGGGCAGTGTCCCTGGCATCTCCGGCCACGTTGACCTCAACGTCACTACCCTCAACTACCCCCGTATCATCAGCAAGAAGGGCCTGACCCGTCTCCGGGAGGGCAAATGACCGAAAAAGAAGCTCTACTGTGGGTGCTGGGCATCTTGGGCAGCCTGTGCGCTGCGGCCATCACCATCGACAAGGTGCTGGAAATTATCCACAAGTACATCAAAAAGGCGCAGGAGCCGGACAACGCGCAGAACAAGCGGCTTGACGAGATGGACAAGCGCTTGCAAACGTTAGAAACGGGCTATGCGCAACATTCTTTGGCGCTTGGGCGCGATTTGTCCCGCTTCGGGGAAATCGACGAAGTAAACCGCCTGACGCTTGAAGCCGTTCGTGCCCTGCTGGAAGCACAGCTGACCGGAAACAACGTGCCCGCTATGCAGGCCAGCAAGGAAAAAATCGATAATTACCTCATGGAAGGAGTAACGAAACATGGAAGCAATGCTTAATTTCATCCCCGCACCCGTCGCCCTGGTGCTGATGGCCCTGGGCTTTGTGTCTCTGGCCGTAGGGGCCATTCGCCTGGGCTATAAGCAGTACGTCAAACAGTGGGCGCTGGAGCTGGTGACCATCGCTGAGGACAGCATCATGGGCAGCGGTCAGGGCGCAAAGAAAAAGGCACAGGTTTTTGCCGCGCTGCGCGGCGCACTGCCGGACTGGCTGAAGCCTTTCATCACGGATGAAGTGCTGGACAGTGTGATTGAAAAGGCCGTCAGCATGATGAAAAAGGCGTTGGCAGAAAAGAAGCCTACCATTAACAAGGAGTAATTTATGATCGAGCTAAGCGTATCTCTCGCATCCAATGGCGTTGTCAAAGTGCCCGGCTATGAGCAGATGGTGCGCTTTGGCTACACCAAAAACCGGGGCGTGTACCGCCTGCACATCGATGCAACCGGTGAGTGGGAAGGCCTGACTATCCGGGCTTTCTGGCACGTCCCGGACGGCAAGGATCCGGCGTCCTCGCTGGTGGTGGACGGCTATGTGGCCGTGCCCGCCAGCGTGACCGCACAGCCCGGGAGCGGGTGCGTCACCTTTGAGGGCAGTGACGGCACAAAGACCGTGACCAGCGCCGACCTGCGGTATCGTGTCAGCGCCAACAGCGGCACGGAGGACGGCACTGCACCGGAACCGGGCACACCTGCATGGCAGCAGCTGGTGGATGCTGTCCACGCCGATGCTACCGCCGCAGAGCAAGCCAAGACCGATGCACAGACCGCCGCCAGCGAAGCCGCCACCAGTGCAGGCAATGCAGACCAGAGCGCTCAGGAAGCCGCTGACAGCCTGCAGGAACTCAAAGACGGCATTGCAAACGGAAACTTCAAAGGCGAGAAAGGTGACAAGGGCGACACTGGCCCCATCGGCCCGGTCGGCCCGCAAGGCGTGCAAGGCCCTAAAGGCGAGACCGGCCCTGCCGTAGCACTGGACACCACCCTCACCCACGAGGGCGAAGCTGCCGATGCAAAAGCCACAGGTGACGCTATCAGCGCAGTAAAGGTGCGGCAGAACATCTTCACAGGCAGTGAGACAGGCAATCCGCTCAGCGTTGACGACGCTTTTTCTGCGCCGCTGTGCGGCCTGACCGTGTACGGTAAGAGCACGCAAGACGGCACACCCACGCCGGATGCACCTGTGCCTATCGTGAGCGCTGGTGACGGCGGGAGTGTGGTGGTGACCTTGAGCGATGGGAACGGCAAAACGCAAACTCTCACGCTCCCCACACCCAACGGCCTACCCGGCATCCCTGTCACCTCTGGCAGCAACTACACCGACCAAAACGGCCAGCAGTGGGTGTGCGACGAGGTGGACTTGGAGAGAGGGGTGAGGGTGCAGAGGATTGGAAAAGTAACACCATTAAGCGCGACGGACATTTTTAACAAATTGGCTAACACGGAAGAAGTACGGATAGACAACCCATTTTTCCGTGATCGTGGACGTTTGCCCATGCTATGCAACACGTTCAAACTGGTGCCAGTCACATGGGGCGTTGATACGCCATACATTTTTTCTTATGCTGCCACAGGTAATGCGAGTATTGCGTTTCGACTGCCCATTGGTGTTTATTCAGAAACATACTTTAAGGAGCATCCGACAACTGTTTATGGTATTCTCGCCACCCCCATCGAAACCCCGCTCACCCCTGACGAAATTGCCGCCTACAAAGCCCTCACAGCTTACGGCCCTGACACGGTGGTGCAGGCTGGTGACGGTGTTGGGGTTAAGCTGGAGTATCAGAGGGACGTGAACATCGCAATTAAACGCATTGAGGACGCCATTGCGTCCATGACCTAAGGAGGTACACATGGCTATCAAAAGTAAAGCCAGACACAACCTGACCCTGCGCTCCATCAAGCGGGAGATCGCCGCAGAACGCGATGTGGCATACTGGCTGGACAAGGCGTACACCCATCTGGACAATGGCCTGCTGACGGAGGACGACATCGCAGAGGTGGAAGCCCTTGCACAGGCGTACTACGACGCACTGGATGCCGAGGACAAGGCGAACGCTGAGGAAATCACACTGTAAGGAGGATATCATGGCAAGCACTACATACCGCCATCCCGGTGACGTCACCGGGATGTACGCCGCACAAGAGCAATTTCGTGACATCACGAAAATGGTGACAAAACGTCCCCAGTTTCCCGTGCTTGGCACTATGGTGCGTAACGCCGGACAGCTGCCTCAGCCTTTTTGGCTCGGTGCTGCCTGTGGCGGCGGCTCGTGTAGTGCTGCCCGCTGCGCTGCAAGGACTTGACCGACAGCAGATGACCGCCGCGATCAAAAGCGCACCGCTTGGGAGGGTAGACCGTAAGATAGCCTTACTGCGGTACGTTGAGCGGCTCCCGCTGCCGGACATTGCAGCACAAACACATTACAGCCGGACAGCGATAGGCTACCGGCTGAAAGGCATTGAAAAAATGCTGAATGTGTGATATACTGTTTATACTGTCCGAAGTAGAGTACACACACTTCGGAGAAATGTGTACAGAGAGCCAGCGGAAGAACGTTTACCCGCTGGCTTTTCTTTTTGCACGATTTGTGGTATAATTATCTCAACAAATCCTCCCGGCCTCTCGAAGAAGCGCATTAAGGCGGATATCTGAACCCGTCAAGCCTCTCAACGATGCGTATCATGTCGGGTCTTTCATGGCTATGTAGCTCAGTTGGTAGAGCAGGGCGCACCCCGTCTATTGCGCTGGTTCAATTCCAGCCATAGCAAGTCCGAAAATTCTTGAACGGTTTTGAATAGTGCGCATACGTCAAAATTGCGATAGCAGAAGTAGGCATTTTTGATGATACAGTCTCCCGCCCGCCTACTTGCAGTGCGTACCATGCGGGAGACGCAATTTTGCCGCTTCGGTGGCAGGGCGATTACTCGCTCGCTTATAATCCATCAGCTTTTAGGCTGGTGGATTTTGTTTTATTCTTACCAGTTTTGTCGAAAGCATTGCCATATATTGGATGATGTGATATCTTAGCATTGCACTCCAATGTGTGTATCCTTACAGTTAAGCGCTCATGCGGATTTTTCCGTGTGGGCGCTTTTCTTTTTTGTCCTTCGTTGTGCCTTCGTTGTCTTTCACTTTTTGCTGATGCGGTACACTAGATGCACAAGGAGGGATGTATTATGAGCTATTATCCGGCATCCGGAACGCCCTACGTTCCGCAGCAGCCTGTCAATCCTTACGGCGGCATGGGCACGGTCGGGCTTGCAACTCCTCTGCCGAACACGCAGATGCAGCAGGCACAACCGCAGCGTCCGCAGCCGATGAATGGGCAGCAGCCTGTTCAGCAGTCGGTACAGGACGGCGGCTGGTTGCTTGGCAGACCTGTTTCTAGCAGGGAAGAATTTTTGGCAATACCGTCTGACCTGTATGGCAGACCGACCTACTGCCCCGACCTGCGGAGTGGCGTGATCTACTGCAAGCGGCTGAACCCGGACACCTGTGAATCCTATGTGCAGGAGTTCTACAGCCCGGAAGCGTGGCGGCAGATGCAGGCGCAACAGGCACAGCAGACCGCTGCACCGACACAGCAGTATGTGCCTATTGAGCAGTATGACGCCCTTGTACATCGGCTGGATGAACTGGAAAAGTGGCAAAAGAGCTTTTCCAAGCCCGCTGCCGCTGCGAAGAAAGGAGAATAACAATGTCCTCTCCGTTTGATGTGATTACGCACAGCCCTATCATGCAGCTTGCGAACCTTGCCCGCGCCGGACAGAACCCGATGGGGCTTATCCAGCAGTTGAGCGGGCAAAACGCCCCTATCATGCAGGGCTTGAACCTGATTCAGGGCAAAAACGAAGCACAGCTCCGAACGATGGCACAGAATCTCGCCAAAGAGCGTGGCATCGACCTGAACCAACTGGCAAGCGTTCTGAATCTGACGCTGCCGAAGTGAGGAGACTTTGCAATGGACGATTTTGAAAACAGCCATCCAGAAAAAGATTTTGACATCAACAATCTGTGCGGCGATGACAAAATATGGGTTCCTTTAATGCTCGGCTTTATTTTTGGGGCTGCCAGCAAAAAATTGGACGACCCGAAAGATAAAAAAGACAATCCTCCGAGCTAACTTGATAATCCACAAATAAGCATCTCTCTAAGCGAAACGCTTCTCAGTTTTGCGGACTTGATAAAAACCGCTTTTGTTTGGCTTCGCCCATCGCACACGGCGGTGGGATAGCATAACGCAAAACTGAAAGGAGTTTTGTTATGGACGATTTTGCAACTGGCTATCTGGCTGGGCAGGACGGCGGCAATAACAACGGCGGATTTTTCGGCAACGAAGGTCTGTGGGCGGTTATCATCCTCGCCATCATCTTCGGCTGGGGCACAAACGGCTACGGTCGGAACGGTGGTGACAACGGCATGAACAGCTACATCCCCTATCTGGTGGGCACCGGTGCAACCGGTCAGGGCGGCGCAGATACTCGTGCGGCTTTGTCGGAGGGCTTCTACCAGCAGGACACTTCCCGTTCTCTGGCTGGCATCCAGAGCGGCATCTGCTCTCTGGGCTATGACCAGCTCGCACAGATGAACACCCTCAACGCTACCGTTGCGGGCGGCTTTGCTGGTACCAATCAGGCAATCTGTCAGCTCGGCTACCAGAACGCACAGCTCGTGAACGGTCTGGAACGCAGTGTGTCCAACGGCGACAACGCCATCAGCCTTGCCATCATGCAGGAGGGCAACGCACGTCAGGCAGGTCAGACCGCTATCCAGACGCAGCTTGCGTCTTGCTGCTGCGAGAACAAGCAGCTCATCGGCGACCTGAAGTACACCATTGCACAGCAGGACTGCGCTACCCGTCAGGCTATCGCAGACAACGCCCGTGCCATCGTGGACAACTGCAACGCCAACTTCCGCAGCATGATGGACTACTTCACACAGGATAAGATTGCCACTCTGACCGCTGAGAACCAGAGCCTGAAGTTCGCCGCTTCTCAGGATCGTCAGAATGCGCTTTTGACCACCGTGATGTCCCAGCAGACCGATACCATCCTGAACCGGGTCAATCCTCGTCCGATTCCCGCTTATCAGGTGGCAAACCCCAACGTGGGCGTGAACTGCTGCGGCTGCTAACCTACACACTCCCCGATAACACCGGGTGAACCATCGGGGCAGGGGTAAGACACCTCTGCCCCTGATTTTTTAGGAGGAAACTACTATGGCTTGCAAAACAAGCTGCAAACTCTGCCCGCATTTGGTCATCAGTCAGGCGGTCACGTTCGCTAACGACACTCTGACCATCAACATTCCTGCCGGAGCGTACCAGAACGGAGAGAAGTATTGCATCGTGGTTGCTCAGAGCTTGCCGGACACGACCACCATCAACGCTCCTGTGGTCATCACCATCGGTGCAGGAACGACCGCATACCCTCTGACCGACTGCAACTGCGCTCAGGCGACCGCCGAGAGCATCCACACCCGCACCCGCTACGCCACCCGTGTAGCAACGTCTGCAACCGGCACCGGCACGTTCAAGTATCTTGGCTGCTTCTGCCGTTCCCACGCCGGTGCGCCTGCGTCCATTTCCTAAGGAGGTATAGATTATGGGCAAGACCAATTTTCGCCGCATGATGATGCTTCGTGACCACGACAAAGACCGTGAGCCGGAACGTGACCGCCTTGAGGAAGAGCGTGACCGCAGGGAGCGTGAGCTGGAACGCCGTCTGCGTAAGCTGGAAGACGGCAACGACCGCCATCCTTACTACCCGCAGGAGGAGAACCGCTACATCGACCCCTACCCTATCCCCCGCTACCCTGACGTAGAGTATGGGCGCAAGATGCCGCAGATTGGCTTCTCGCAGAATGGCGACTGGGACAAGCACTCTGGGCAGTACGAACGTGGCGGCGCAGACAACCGCTCCATTAAGATGCCCCGCCAGCACCTCACCCACGATGAAGCAGAGGAATGGTGCGACAGCATGGTAAATGCTGACGGCACAAAGGGCTGTCACTGGACGCTGGAACAGACACAGGACGTTGCGAAACAGCGCAATATTACCTGTGACCCGAACGATTTCTGGGCTGTCATGAACATGATGTACTCGGATTATTGTCAGGTCGCAAAGCGGCAGTCCGTTGACACTCCGGGCTTCTACGCTGACATGGCAAAGGCGTTCCTTGAGGACGCAGATGCCGCAGACGGCAAGGCATATCTCTACTGGGATTGCATTGCTGATAAGTAAAACAGAACCCCTGTACAGCCTTGATTGGTTGCACAGGGGTTTGTTCTTTAGCAAGTTCCAGTATCTCCGATTTTCTGCATAGTGTTTTTAAGATTTGGCACATCTTCTTTTGGCATTTTACGTTTGATACCGATAATCGCTTGCGTAATTCCAGCTTTGTTTAATTGATTTACTGACTTGCGAAACACAAAATCTATATTTGCGTTCGCCTTAATTGTTCCGTCATCTTCAAGATAGCAGTTTGGAATCCATACATTCTGATTGCTTCCGTTGATTTTGAAACGTTTTGCTTTGTAGCAACCGTAGTCCTCTCTTACAATCAGTTCAACAGGAATACCCTTGTAATACTGCGTGTCAGTATTGTACTTTTCAGCCAGTTTTGCTTTACGTTTTGCTACCTCTGCATTTATTTTGGCTTGTTCCTCTTTGCTCCTGCGCCTATGTGGCTTGTATGTGCGCATTTTTCTCCCCTCACATAAATTATTTTTCTTTGGTGTAGTACAATTTCATATCTGCCTTGTACGCGTCGAGTTGTCTTTTGCTATCCACAAGCGTGTTAAAGCTAAATCCCGCCGCAAAAGATACGGCGATGGACAAAATCAAGTGCGCTGCAACCCATTTACCAGCTAAGATAAAAGGAATCTGAACTGCTACGGCAAAAGCATCGAACAAAAGAACGTAAATGCCACGCTTAACCATTTTCTGTAAACGGCTAATGCTTTCTTCGTAAAATTCCTTCGACCTCATCATACGTCAATCCTCCAAGAAATCCTCTTGATTCAGAACTTGATTTACAATTCGTTCTGTACATTCTTTGATAACAGTAGATGCGGGGACGTTATCTTCATAAGCTATGTTCTCATATTGTGCTCCTGCATATTCAAAGAACTTTTTGGAAAGTATTTCTGCATCCGCACGGCACAACGGCTTTAATTCGTATTGCAACGGAAATCTTCTTGTAAGCGCAGGGTCAATCCTATCAAATCGGTTTGTCGTTCCGATAATGATGACATTGTTCGGCAATCTATCCATTTCTTGCATAATCGCAATAACCACACGGTTCATTTCCCCAACGTCATCTTTTTGCCCACGAGCCATTCCGACCGCATCTATTTCATCAAAACAAAGAACGCAAGGAGCGGTTCTCACATAATCAAAAATTCTCGCAAGGTTAGATTGAGTTTGCCCTAAGTGCGAATCAACTAGACTTGAAAATTGAATCCTCAAAAACGGAAGTTTTGCTTTATGTGCGATATACCTAGCCAGCATGGTTTTTCCACATCCGCTTTGCCCATAGAGCATCAATGCCGGCAAATAAGGAATGCCCATTTCATTCAATTTTTCAGATGCTCGATAAATGGCAACGATTTTCTGCGTTATACTTTTCTCTTCGTTCCTAAGAATGAATCTTGCTTCTGGAAATTCTTCTGTATCCTCTGCAATCAAAAGATGCTGTAAGTTATATGGCAATTCAATAAATTCTCTTTTGCTTTCCAACTTTCGAAACATATTTTCTTTGAACTGCTCATCTTTTTTGGATGATATGGAATTCAAAATGATTTTAACAGCTTTTTGCGCGTTTCGCATATCACCATCGCAAACAAATCGAATAAGGTGTCGTTCACTATCATTCATCTAAAAAATCCTCCAATTCAATCCTTCCATCTGCCGCAGCAGCAGCTAGAGCATACACATACTGCCCTATCGTCATACCGTGCCGTCTGGCTTCACGGTTGATGTACTTGCGTTCTTCCTCGCTCATAAGGATGGTAATGCGCTTAGAACGCTTGCCGTCACCGCTTGCAACACCCTGATGCGATTCCGGCATCGGGATTTTTTTCTTTGTTAAGCCAGCTTCAGCCAGTGCGCCGGGAATATTGCCCTGTTCAATCAAACGCTGCACTTCTTTTGCCTGTTTCAGCTTCTTCGGCTTACCTTCGCCTAATACGGCATCATTTGGCTGTCTTTCGCTGTCTTTGGCTTGTTTCGGCTTAATACTGCTCAATTCTGCTTCACTCGGCTGTGCATGGCTGTCTATGGCATCACTGGGCTTAATCGGTGATTGTTCGGCATTATTCGGCTTTGTTTGGCTTACTTCTTCTTCCTTTGGCTCACTTCGGCTTAATGCCTGTTCCGAAAAAATAGGCTGGAAATCAAAGCCGCCAAGCAAGCCTGTGGATTTTTTGCTGGTTGACTTCATTCTTCTTCATCCTCCATCTTTGCTCCGCAACAAGCGCAAAATCTTGTCTCGCGGTACATTTTCGGATAACGTGCAATTTTATAATGGCAGTTTGAGCATTCGAGCCAATTCCAATGTTCTCCATCCTCGTCCACTCGATGATGAACTTCCCACTTTGCCGTTTCTTTCGGCTGAATTTCATCCATCAATTTTACATGGCGAATCACATTTTCTAAAACATCGCATACACTTGCTGTTTCACTGCGAAATCTTGCTTGGTCAGCTTGGTTCTGCAAATAGTAATTTACGAGTTCTTCAGAATCAATCAGTCTCATTTTTATCACCCTCCACAATCGTCTCTGCCAACGCCTTGAAATCCTCTGCGCTGGTACTCTTTGCTGTGTCACCGCTAAACAGGCTGTGGCGCTCTGCCTGTGCCTTACGAACGCCCATAGACGGTCTAATTTTCACGTCCAACAATCTTGTTCCCATGCTTTGTGCAATCACAGGAAGCTGCTCCACGACCTCTTTGGACAGGTTTTCCCTGCTTTTGTACTGGTTCAGAAGCAAACCTTCAATCTTCAAAGTCGGATTGAAGTATCTGCGAACATCGCTGATGGTCTGCGAAAGCTGGCTCAATCCGGCAAGTGCATAGCGGTCTGCTGTAATGGGTACGATAATGCTGTTGGCGGCGATCAGGGCGTTTACAAGTGCAAGCCCCAGCTGCGGTGGAGTGTCCAAAACAATGTAATCGTACTGTTCCGACACGGATTCCAGTGCTTCACGCAGCCGGAAGTTCTTGCCAATGTCCCGGACAAGCTGCTCGTCAATGTCCTTCAATGCGTTGTCTGACGGCAGAATGTCACCGGCTTCGCAGTGCTGGATTCCTTCCTCTACTGTACCTTGCTTGGTCATTACATCGAACAGGGTACACACGTCCTCTGTCTGCGCGCCGTAGGTGTCCGTTGCGTTGCACTGGGCATCGCAGTCCACCAGCAACACCTTCTTGCCAAGCAACTGCAATGCACCCGCCAAACAGGTGCTTGTGGTAGTCTTTCCTGTGCCGCCCTTTTGGTTGGCGACAGCTATGATTTTTGCCATTTTATCACTCTTTCTTTATTCGTATATCGGCATTTCTGCCCACGCTTCCACTCTTGCAATAAAGCAAGCGTCCGAAGAAATGTTCAACCTCTGAAACGATGTGTTTACAAACTCGCCCTTTTCAATAAACGCTGCGACTGTGTTTGTTGCCGTTATAGATTCATCTTTTAGATAGGCCGTTTTTACCGAACACAAGAACCGACCTTTCGCTTTTTCAATGATTTCTGGTGTTGGCATCCCATCATCTTTAACGGAATACCACACAATTTCCTGCTTCTTCATACCGCTCCTTTCTGCTTTATCTGCTCACTGTGCTCATTCTGCATAATGCGTTGTATCTGACTACTTCAAGAAGCTATCGTCAAACGTAGCATAATCGTCAATGTCTGCTTCTTTCAAAATTGAGTACATATAAGCGCCGGGGTCTTTTTCAATCCTATCAAGTCGCTCACTGACAAGAATCCTGTATGCATTCTCAATGATGTTCACAACAGCTTCTTTTTTCTTGTTAGGCTTGATGTTCGGATACTTCTCCGGCAATCTCTTTGCCACCAGTTTTGCAGTCAAGATACACTGGCTTTTAGACATCTCCGGCGCAATAGATGCCCAATCCACATCCTCATATGCGCCACTGCGGGGCTTTCTGGCAGGTCGTTGGCTCTTTGGAACATCTTTTAGCTCTACGCTTTCAACCTCGTTAGCTTCCACGTCTATGACTGGCTCATTAGACTTGAAAGCTACATCGAACTTCACAGCAACCGCATTGCGACCTCTCATGACCTTGTCATATTCAACGCACAGGTCTGATACTTCGTTTATTTCAGCTACCGCAATATCAATGACACGCCGCCTAAGATGCTTGAACTCTTGATAGCTAGGTTCTCTTGCGCCAAGCTGTTCCCTTAATCTATCCAACGTAATTTCGGGCTGGCTCACGCCACGTCCGATGAACTCTCGGAGAATTGAATACAGCAAAATGCTATACTGCGATTTCATATTCGCTGTGTAGCGCAAGCGATACTTGACATATCCACGCTCCGCAATGTCGAAGAAAACAGGTTGCAGAAGCGGATTGCAACACAATGACACAGTAATATTCATCAAACTAGGTTCAAAGTTTACCGTTGCTCTACTGAACAGGGGATACAAGTCAAACGAGCCTGAACCGTCACCTCTAGGAACTTCAACGGAGTTGTCGATGAAATGTTTGACCTGCGCTTTCAAATTCCTAGAGTTGATTTTCAACCCCAAAAATTCGCAATATTCTTGTAACGTAAACTGAACCGTTGAAGTTTCGGGGTCTCTCGGATTGATACGGCTAAGATACACTTCAAGCAACCGAAGCTCTCCTGCTGTATAATCAGTGAACTTTGCCCAAACAAGCTGTCGGCTCTTTTCAACCAAGTTCCCGCCTTTAATATCGGACACTCTTATCACGCCTCCTCTCGTATAATAGTATATCGCAAACAGGTGTACAAGTCAATAGTTAACGTACACCTGTTTCCACTTTTTGTACACCTAACCGTCCACATTTCGTACACCCATTTCCACAATCTGTACACCTATATCCATTTTTTGTACACCTCTTTACATTATATAAAACAAGACTATTAACAAGATTATAAAATAACTTCTACTAATAGCAGAAGAAGAAAATTTTCCACAAAATCTTTTCTTTTTCTCTTGAAAAGTGGGAAACACAAAGCGAATACTGCTAAATAAACAGATGCTTAACATCCGAAAGGCCGAAACGCTTAACGGTTAGGTTTACCTAACGTGTACAAAAAGTGGATGAAAAACTTTTAAGCCGGTGTTATGGGGGACAGATTGACAAGCCGACCAATCACAGACAATAAATTAACGACAGCTCGTTATTTATTCCGCGCAAATGTTGTCGATTCATGGCCTATGGGGGACGGATTGACAAGGTGGATTTGCCCGACAGGTGTACAAAAAGTGGACGAAATGTTAGTCAAAAACAACGATAATTCGGCAATCAGCCGCTTATATTATTCAGATTCACGGTATAAGAATCGTTGGACTTCATAGCAGCTTCCGTCCCGGCATCTTGCGCCTGATAGAGAATCTCCATCTTCGGGGCGGTTCCGTTCGGGTCTGGGTCTGTTCCGGTAGCCTGTGCCATCTCATAGCTACCAGACACCATCCGGCAGACAGCGACCCTGTCCTTCAACGGCGTGTGAAGATTTGCCAGAATCTCCGTCAACACACCGATGTGGTCTGAACCGTGATCACCGTACCGGATATACAGTAAGGCATCTATCTCATAGGAGGAGCACTCCATCATAGCATCTATGAGAATTTTCCGTTTCTCCAAATCGGAAAGGTCATCCTCAAGGTGCTCAAGTAGTCCCGGATGAACGCAAGCGTCCATGTATCGAGCCACTGATACGCCGCAGCAGGTGAACCAGCGCATAGCCATCGGCAGGGAGATGGCTGCCAGACCTTGCTCCCAATTTGCTATCGTGCCACGATTTACACCCATCTTTGCCGCCAACTTCTGCTGGCTCAAGCCGGAACGCATCCGTGCCATCTCTAATGCTTTGGCCGTTCTTACCAAATATTCATCCATAAATTCTCACCCTTTCAACAAAATCCGGCAAACCTGCCGGGTTCGACAAGCCAAAAAATGGAAAAAGCTGCTATGGAGAACCAACAGCAGCCTGTGCTATAACTGTACCATCGAAAAAACAATCGAAACAGGAGGTAACAATATGATTATCATTGACGGAATGCCCGCATCTGAACCGAACGAAAACAAAACGCCGAAACCGTGGGAGGGTTAGTGTATGAATCAGATTGACACCATGCTTATTCCCTATGCCCGCCAGACCGCTTTAAAACTGGTCTACAACCTTGCAAACAACAATGCAGATAAGTTTGCTTATGAAGAAGCAAAAAACGTTCTGGAACGCGCCGTAGCTGCCTTGGACGATGGGCGCGACCCGGCAGATAACATCGAACGCATTGACGGACAGCTCGTAGAGCTGTGATTGGAGGAAAGATGGATAGGCGCTGTCCCTTTTGACTTGAACGCTCGTGGTTTCCCCGATGTGAAGTAATGGATGTGAAGAAAACGTTCGATTTTTACGAAGTTGTTAAAAATGCATTGACTTTACAACTAGAAGATGTATAATCGTATCAAATGAACATCTGCACTTACCGATCGGGAGGATATGCCACAATGAGTGAACAGGAAAGAGCCAAGATCGACCGATTTATTGCATGGCTGCTGGAACATCCTGAAAAGATTCCCGCAGCTGAACAAGCACTAGACCTGGAATAACAGAAAATCCCTTGCGCAGAGCTACACCAGCCCGGCACAAGGGATTCTTTTATTTTACCGGGCATGAACGTTACATCTTCTCGATTAGGTTCATCAGAGCTTCACGCTGTTCCTTCGGCATAGATTCAAGTTTTCTTCTAATCCGCTCCACTGCTGCATCGACTTCGCTTTGCGGCTGCTGGGGCGGGTTTTCTTTTTGGTTGCCAGAAACCAAATCATCCACGCTTGTTTCAAAATAAGAAGCTATCTTATCAAGCGTTTCATATTTCAATGTTTGCTTTCTTCCGTTCTTCAAATCGGTCAAAGACCCACGGCTTGCGCCCGATTCCTTGCACATAGTGGTCACGTTTACTCCACGCTGCTTGCAGAGTTTTTCAATATTTTCGTACAAGTTTGCCATAATTCCAGTCCTCGCATTGTAAGGTTTGCTGAAATTACGCGAACGCTTAAAAAGGCCTTGCATTTTACGCGAAAGCGTATTATACTAAGACTGTACCGCGAAGGCGTAATGAATGATTTCTAGCAACTTCATTATATTACACTTATGCGTAAAAATCAATAGCCGGAGGTGAAATAATGGCTGAAAAAAAGCCTCTGTGTGACTTTGGCAAACAAATCGAGATTGCTCTTATCCAAAAAGACAAGACCAATGACTGGTTGATTGAAAAAGTCAAGGAGGACACCGGACGATATTTTGACCGTTCTTACCTTTTCAAGGTTAAGACGGGGAAGCTGGAAACGCCCGGCATCAAGAAAAGCATCTGCCGGATTTTGAACATTCAGGATTCGGGAGCATAAGGAAGGAGAGAAAATGGCAAACATTCAAGTTTTTGAATATCAGAATAACAAGGTTCGCACAGTCGATATGGACGGTGAAGCGTGGTTTGTTCTGAAAGACGTGTGCGCTGTGCTTGGTATTAACAATAACCGCATGGCTGCTGACCGATTAGATGATGACGAAAAGGGTGTCAGCCTGATTGACACCCTTGGCGGCAAACAGGAAATGGTAATTGTCAACGAGAGCGGTTTGTACCACGTCATCCTACGCAGCGACAAGCCAGAAGCGGCACCGTTCCGCAGATGGGTCACAAACGATGTGCTTCCTGCAATCCGTAAGACCGGAAGCTACAACGCACCGCAGCTCACACGCTCACAGCTCCTTGCAACTGCGCTGATCGCAGCGCACGAAGAGCTTGAAGAGAAAGACAAGCAGATTGAAACCATGAAGCCGAAAGCGCTTTTTGCTGACGCAGTTTCGGCAAGCAAAAAATCCATTCTCGTTGGTGAGATGGCAAAGCTGCTTTCGCAAAATGGAATTAACATCGGACAGAACCGCTTGTTCGACTGGATGCGAAAGAACGGCTACCTCATTAAAGACCCGAAACGAAGCGACTACAACTTGCCTACGCAGCGTAGTATGGAGATGGGGCTGTTTGAAATCAAAGAGACCACAATTCAACACAGCGACCACATTTCCATTAACCGCACTCCTAAGATTTCCGGTCGCGGCCAAGTCTACTTCGTAAACCTCTTTTTGAAAGCAAAGAAAATCCAGAAAGCGGAGGACTGAACATGGAACAGATTATCACCTTAAAGGTAGACCTAGAGCGCCCGGACGATGCGAAGTTTGCCATTGACGAGGCGGTCAAGGCCTACGAAGCGGACAAACTCAAGTGGACAGCAGCGGAACTCGCCAGCGCAAAGCTTACGGCAATGCGTATTATGAACCGACTGTGTTTGGATGGGTATAGCATCGAATGGTGCAGAGTCACGGAAGCGTATGACTACAAGGCGCTTTCTGTTTGGCTTAGTAAACCGGATAATGAAAGCTTTAAGAGAAATGCAACGTGCTGCATCCCTTCTGCTTCTTTTGATACTTGGGTTGCCAAGTGTGTCTGCCTGTGCCGGACTACCGGCGAAGACGTGCCTGCGTTCATCATCAAAAAGGCTGGTGAGTGCTGGTGACGAATTTTCGCAGGGCGCAAAGCCGCAAGCGCAGACTGAAGCTGGCGATGGCAGCTGGCGTGTCACGAAACGATGCCAACAAGGTGCTGTGGATGGAGAAATCTATCAACCAGTGCTTTGAACGCCACAATCGGGAAGCCAGACTGAAAGAGGAGATGCAGCGTGGAAGAAAAGTACTGTGAGCGCTGCGGTCTGTATCTTGGCGCGGTCAGATCGGCAAGAAAGTACTGCTCAGAATGCAAGCGCAAGGTTGACAAAGAGCGTGACAGGGAGCGCAAGAAGGCAGCGCAAGAAAAAAAGAAGCCGGAAAAGACGTTTCCATCCATCGGAGAAGTGCAAGCCCTTGCGGACAAGCTGGGAAAGCATTACGGCGAGGTGTCGCAGATGCTCGCAACAGGGGAGCTGACCTATGAACGGTAAGTATTACGGAAAGCGGGAAATCCGCTGGCACAGCCGGGAGAAAGAGCGGCTGGAACACATCAACAAGCGAAAGGAGAAAAATGAAAGCACTTGTGGAAATCGCCCTGATCTGGGGCATCGTTCTGGCGTTGATTCTTGCAGCGTTCCTTTTGAACCTGTGGCTGGTACATCTTATTGAACTACTGGTCGGCGCAAAAGGCACATGGGGAATCATCGTGGCAGCCGCTGTAATGGCAACCGGATGGATTTTTAATTTTGGCAGCAAAAAGGAGAGCAAATGAAAACTTTGAAAGGAGCAGCGTTGTCAATGATCGGTCTTGTCGTGGCAATTGCAGCAGTTGGCTGCGGTGATGCGATTCAGGGCTGCCAGACCACTGCGCAGATGTTCGGATGGGTAATCGTGTCGTGCGGGCTTCTCGCAACGGCTATCTTGCTGTGTGCGTTGGCTGTAAGTGCAGAAGAGGACGAACGCAGCGAATGCGAGCGCCGTAGAATCAAGCGTGTTGCCCACCACACCAATGAGTGGAGGGATGCTTGATGAAGTGCCCGTTATGCGGTAGTGACAACATTACAACGGTTGACAGCCGGTCTGACCACGACAGTATCGTTCGCAGAAAAAAGTGTCTTGTCTGTAACCATCGGTGGTCTACCATCGAGATTGACAAAGACCAGTGGTACAGCGCACTGCAAATCAAAGAGGAGCGCAAGAGAGGGAGACCAAAAGATGATTAACCTTGACAGATTCGGTGGCGTGACAGAGCCGGATGATGGCGTGTATTTCCTAACCCGTGAGCAGGAAGCAGAAGCCAAAGAAGCTGACCGGCTGGCAGCGATCGAGGACTTACAGTCTGAGATTGAGGACAGGGAAGCAGAGCTGAAAGACCTCCGTGCGCAGTTGGCAGACCTGATGGCTGGTTGATTTTGTACAGCCAAGTTAAGCCGAAGTAATAACAATGATGCCTAATGAAGCCGAAGAAAGGAAACGTATGGATAACAGCAAAATACATGAAGCTCTGATGGCTGTTCAGTCAGAGTTGAAAGCCCCGAAGGGGCAGATGAACACATTTGGCGGTTACAAGTATCGCTCTTGTGAGGACATTTTGGAAGCAGTCAAACCAATTTTGAAAGAACACGGTTTGCTTCTTACCCTTTCTGATGAACCTAAAGTGTTAGAGGGATGGCATTACATCGAAGCGACCGCAAAAGTGGAAACTCTGGATGGTGGATGCGTAACGGTTACTGCTTACGCAAGAGAACCGGAGCAAAAAACCAAGATGGATGCAGCGCAGGTGACTGGAACGTCTAGTAGCTACGCCAGAAAGTACGCCTTGAACGGTTTGTTCTGCATTGACGATACGAAGGACGCTGACACGGACGAGTACCAGAAGCAGACCGCAAGCAGGGCAAACAAGCCTGCACAGAAGCAAACGGAAGCGGAAACCATCCCCCCATGCGCTTGCTGCGGAAAGCAGTTGCAGCCTATTCAGTACAACAACCGCACAGTCACTCCGCTGGAAACTGCAAGAAGCACGAAGAAACGCTTTGGGCGCGTCCTGTGCTGGGACTGTGCCCAGAAACAGCCGAAGGAGGGCTAAACAATGCTTAACTCTATTGCAATTCAGGGTCGTCTGGTTCACACGCCTGAAGCTAAAGTCACGAAGTCTGGCAAGGATGTTTGCACGTTCAGCATTGCTTGCGACCGTCAGAGTGGTGGTCAGAAGGAAACCGACTTCTTCAACTGCACCGCATTTGGTAATACGGCACTGTTCGTTTCCAAGTGGTTCCAGAAGGGTAGCCTAATTCTGGTGACTGGCAGCATCCAGACCCGGAAGTATACCGACAAGCAGGGAAACAACCGCACCGCAACGGAAATCATGGCGAACAAGGTTGACTTCTGCGGTGGCAAGTCTGACAGCAAGCCTTCTGATCGGGCGCAGGATGCACCACAGAACTATTCGCAGGGAAACGCAGATGACTTCTCTGTGATTGACGACAGTTCTGATCTCCCTTTTGACTAACGGTTACGCTACCGGGACAAAAGGCGAGAAAGGAACACTATGTTTTACCGTCCGAAAGTAGTTCGATGCCGCCTGAAAACTGGCGGGAAAAGCATCGAACAAATCAAAGAATCTCACAAGGGGCAAGGGCTGGTTTATCGGGATTTTGAAAGTCTCCAACAGATGTACGATGTTTTTTCTGGATTGATTGTTGAACTGTCACTTTGGGAATATGACAACCACGAAAGCTATCATCTCGAAAGCTGGAATCCAGAAGATGATGAAAAAGTTATGATGGGCGTTTATTACGCAGAGCAAACGCATCCATTCCCTCGATACAAGAACGATTTTGAAAAATTCAAAGTGGACTGGGAAGCAAAGAAATATGAATGCGAAGGCGCATCTCTTGTTTTTGAGCCAGCAGATGTTGAAGAACTCGAAACCATCTGCGAAGAAGTTCCTTCGTCATGACCACCTACCTTATATAAGAGCTGCGCTATCTGGCTAAACGGGCGTTTGGAAAGATGAAACACTTGGGCGACATCACAAAGATTCACGGCGACAAGATAGAGCCGGTGGATTGCATCACGTTCGGCAGTCCTTGTCAGGGCTTGTCTATGGCGGGAAAAAGGCTTGGATTTGACGACAACCGTTCCGTGCTGTTTTTGGATGCCGCAAGAATCATTAAGGAAATGAGGATAGCCACCAATGGAATGTATCCAACTTTCGCTGTTTGGGAAAACGTACCCGGAGCATTCAGTTCCAACGGAGGAGAAGATTTCAGAGCCGTGCTGGAAGAACTTGCCCGCGTTGCACAGCCAGACGTTTCAATTCCTAGACCTCCGAGGGGGGGCAGATGGAGCAAAGCGGGAGCAATCGCCGGGAACGGATGGTCTTTGGCATGGAGACAGCTTGACGCTCAATATTGGGGAGTTCCCCAACGCCGAAAGAGAATCGCGATTGTCGTGGATTTTGGAGGGCAACGTGCCGCAGAAATACTTTTTGAGCGCACGAGCCTGTCAAGGCATCCTGACCAGAGCGTCCCGACGTGGAAAGAAATTGCCGGACTTGCTGCAAACTGCCCTGCTGGAAATGATTCGGTGGTGGGAGGAACGATCCCAATAAACACACAGATAGCGACACGGTATATTTCCATGGGAGAGCGCACTGGGCTTGGGATTGGCGAAGATGGTGACCCAGCATATACGTTGCAGGCAAATCATGAACACGGCGTGTGTTATTGCATTGCTGGAAACATTATTGATCGTTCTGAAACGGCCGGCGCAAATGGTTCCGGCAGAACTTGTCCAACCATAACAGGCGACCACGAAAACAGAATCACAGATTACACGGCTATCGCTATCGAACGAAAGACCTTCAACGAACAGTCGTTCAGCAGTTACAAAGAAAGCGACAAATGCTCAACCTTGAAAGCAAAAGCGGGAAACATCGGCAATGGCAGCGAATGCCTGATTGCCGAGAAAGCCATCCGTTGGATTGTTCGCCGCTTGACCCCTGTTGAGTGCGAACGATTGCAAGGTTACCCTGACGGATACACCGATATTGGTGATTGGATAGACAGTAAGGGAAAGAAGCACAAATACGCTGACAGCCCACGGTACAAGGCTCTGGGCAACTCCATCGCCCTGCCGCAGTGGTTCTGGTTGGTGCAGAGGATGCGCCCTTACCTGAAAGAAAAGCCTACGCTGGGCAGCCTGTTCGATGGTCTGGGCGGTTTCCCTCTGGTCTGGCAAAGAGCGTATGGAGATGGTACTGCACGCTGGGCAAGCGAAATCGAAGAGTTCCCGATGGCTGTAACAAAAAGGAGATTTGGCGAAGAATGATTACCTGTTGTCTCAACTGCACATCACGCTGTACAGCCTGTCACGACACCTGCGAGAAGTACAAGGCAGAGAAGAAAGACTTCGAGGAGCGCAAGGCGTTCGTGCATGAGCTGAACCACAGCCAGAGCGTGTACCACCGCAACTACGAGGACAAGCACCGGGAACGCGGCAAAAAGCGGTATCTCGGAAGTGAATTTAGGGGGGGGGAACGAGGATGAGCAAAGCCGTACTTATTAGCATTCGTCCAGAGTGGTGTAACAAAATTGCAGGTGGGCAGAAGACCGTGGAAATCCGCAAAACAGAGCCAAATCTGAAAAAGCCGTTCAAGTGCTATATCTACTGCACCAAGAGTACACACTTTGTCGATATTCCCGGTGTGAAAAAAAGTGGCCTCATGTCGGCTGACGGAAAGGTCATCGGCGAGTTTACTTGCTGTAGTACTACGGTCATCCGCCATGTAAGGCCGACGGGAAGCGGGGCTTTGCCCAAGCTACACATTATTGGGCCGGGGCTAGAATTGCAGTATAAGCCTGCGACTGACCTGCTCAAAGCGGCCTGCCTGAGCGAAGAAACCGCCGAAAAATATCTCGAAGGCCGTGGCGGCTACGGCTGGCACATTTCCAACTTGAAAATTTACGACCGCCCACGACCGTTGAGCGATTTTACAAGGCGGCGGGCAACGAAATTTGGCTATGAGCCTGTAGATATTGAGCGGCCACCGCAATCCTGGTTTTATGTGGAGGAACTTTACACATGAATACCGGCAAGCAATTTGAAGCAGACTTCAAAGCGTCCGTGCCAAAGGATGCGTGGTGCTATCGGCTGAAAGACAGTGCCGCCACCTACTACGGCGGCAACGAAAACCTGTCCTTCTCCATCGACAACATCTGCGATTTCCTTGTGTACCGATACCCGATGAACCACCTGTTTGAGTTAAAAACCATTGAAACGCCCTCTATCCCTCTGGAAAAGGTGTTCGGAAAGTACGACAAGGCAAAGTGCAAATACCGCAAGGAAAAGCACATCACGGACATGGTGGATGCAATGGGGTACAGCGGTCAGACCGCCCATGTGATAGTCAATTACAGGGCGATCAACCGCACCTTTGCAATCCCCGCCAACAAGGTTCTGGCGTTCCGCTACAACGAGAGCCGCAAGAGCATCCCTTGGCAGTGGGCAGAGCAAGAGGGGATAGAGGTCAAAGCAAAAAGGCTGCGTGTCCATTGGCGGTATGACGTGGATGGGTTGTTAAAGAGATTGGAGAAAGAAAATGCAACTGTCTGAAAAACAAGAATTGGTAAGGCTTCTGGGGCTGTACCAAAGTGAACTCCTTATGGAGAACGAAGAAAACCTTAGAAAGAAAATGAGAAGCAATGAAAGCCCGAAGAAGGTTGTCACAGATTATTCATACGGCGTAAAAGCTCAGTATGAACACGCAAGAATCATCATCAAGAAACTTTCTGTTGAAATCGGAAAAGAGCTCAAGGCTAGTTGGGAGTTGTGGTGAAAATGACAATGGTTTGCGATAGATGCGGTGAAGTGTTTCTGCTTTCCAACGATATAAAATACATGACACCGTTTGATGACGAACTTGACCAATTTGAAAGCAATTCTATTGTAAAGTGTCTTGCTGGCGATGATAAAGGAATTTACTCGATAAGATATGAAACCGTTGTCCTTTGCCCCTCTTGCATGGCAAAGCTTAACGACTGGCTGAAAGGAGAACAGAAGTGAGCAATCATCGTTTTGTCTGTCTTGTGATTACAATTCTGGCACTGTCACTCACACTGTTATTTACATCCTGTGGTTCAACATCTGCTGATGCTGAAACTAAAACTGAAATTGCTGACCACCCTTGCTACCATGTTACAGTTTATTCCCAGGAAATTGAAAAAGTAGGCTACGGTAGCGCACGGCATCCAAAGTACACCATTACGGTGGAAAGCTTTAACGAGCTGATTCCGATCTCTAGTGCAAGAGATTACAAACTACTCCAAATACCTCTGGGAGACGGTCGATTTGAGCTTGTATCCACTTCAATGGTTGAAATCGAATACTACTGAAAGAGGTAGAGCTATGCAAAAGAAAATTTCAGACATTCTGCCCAAAACGGAAATCTTGGCGCAGTTGGCAGAAGAAGCATCCGAACTGGCACAGGCAGCGTTGAAACCGCGCCGGGCGCTGGATGGCACGAACCCGACACCGAAGAGCATTGCGGAATGCGAAGCGAATTTGCACGAAGAATGGGCAGACGTTAACGTTGCCTTTGACCAGCTTTGGGATGATAAAGGCGTGTTCCAACTCGTGGAGCTTGACGAAGAATACCAAATCGCCATCACAAAAAAGCTCGACCGCTGGCTATCTCGCCTTGAAGCAAAGGAGCGGTCGGATGAATAAATTCGGGAACTGCCCTCTGTGCGGTAAACTGGAATGGACGTTTTTCACTGGTGGATGGAAGACGACAACATCAGCGGTCAGTTGAGCATGGACGATTTGATGGAGGATAACAATGTTTGAATTTGTAACCCGCTGGCTGGTCTGCTTAGTCCTGCTGGCGGTAGTGGTTCAGTCTGAACGGACAATCAAGGACATGGTAGACAACCTGTTTGAAAAACAGCAAGCAATGCTCGTATGGGCGTTCATCAACGTGTGTCTGGTTGTTTGTACGGCTGTTGTGATGGGGTGGAAATGATGATTCAGGAAATTAACATGGTAGGGCGTGAAAGACTAGCTTTTCTGTATGGTCTTTATAGCGGCTGTGCGAAATCCGAAACTGAGCTTAACGCCAAAGGCATTTATCAGAAAATTGCTTCCGAGTTAGCTTGGTGTTTGGGACTCAACGATAACGAAAGCAAATGTTATGAAATGAACGGGGAATAACCAATGGATAATGAACTTTACTGTCCGATGAAGATGACCAGCAATCCGCTTGGTCGGTGCGTATGCGAGAAAGAAAAGTGCGCTTGGTGGCGGCAGTTGGACAACTGCTGTTCTATCTGGTGGATTGCAACCGAGCTGGATAAAATCGAAACGAAAATGAAGAGGTGATAACTCTTGGCAACACCCCCGAAGCGTGGTCGTGGCAGACCGCCGCTGACCGAAGCTGAAAAGAAAAAGCGTGAGAAGCGGGCGCAAAAGGCAAAAGAGCAAGCCGCTGCGAAGCGTGAGAAAGAGCGAGAGAAGAAGAAACAGCAGATGCTTAACAAGCGGAAATCTATCCGCTCACAGGTGAGTAAAAAGGTGAAAGAACAACAGGAGTTAGCGATCACGAGGTCTAAGATGATGAACACGGGCGATTTGCAGTCAAAAATCGGCGATGAAGAGGACAAAAAGGTCATCGGCATGATTGCAGCCAAGTATTTTGGCGACCTTCCGAGCGTGGATATGAACAACCCCATTGAAGTGCAGCAACGCCTTGACTTTTTCTTTGACGCTTGCATCGAAGCCAGAATCTCCCCTGTGGTGGAATGGATTGCGCTGGTGCTTGGCATCGAATGGCCTAGCCTGAGACAGATTATGACAGGCAAGCGACGTGACGACAGCTTGCAGCAGAAATACATTCTGAAGCTGATTCTGCAAATGCAGTCCATGTGGGCGTACAACGGTATGTATGGTCAGGAGAACCCGGCAGAGTGGATTTTCCGAGCCAAGAACTACTTCGGTATGCGTGACAACGTGGAAGTCACCGTTGCGCCGCCTGAACAACCGTTGGGCGATTCCCAGAGCGCAGAGCAGCTCGCTCAGAAGTATCAGACGGCTTTGCCTAAGGGGATTGACGTGGAGTACAGAGAGGTGACAGACGATGCAAACTGACAGAGGAATCTACCACAAGCGAGTATGCGACCGCTGCGGAGCGGTTCTGGGCTGTAGAATGATGAACCCTGATGAATACTTCAAAGACTGGGCGTGGCGCAGGGACACAGGCGACCTGTGCCCGGAGTGCTACGAGGAGTATAAGCGAGTGATCGGACGGTTCAATGCCAACAGAAGGAGAAATAGAGGGCAGATATAATGAAAAAGTGTGCTCTTTACAGATGCAAACAGTGCTTTGCGACTATGACGGACGAAGGCGATGTCAGAATCGACAAAGACATTGTTGATTGGATGTTTGAAAACGAAATGGAAGAAAGCAAAATTGGGTTTATCGCCAAATTCAAAATAAGCGATAAAGTCCTCATTCATCGTTGCACCAATAACACTGTTGGTTTATGCGAGTTTATCGGATGGAAGGAGATAGAGGAATGAACTTCTACTGCACCACCGAACATTGCTCTTGCATGGGCATCAAGCAGTTTTCTGCTGGCAAAGCTATCCGATGCACAGCAGAATCCTGCAAGAACAAATCTGAACCGTCCTGTGGCTCTTGCAAATGGTACGCAGAGCCGGAGGGCGTGTGTGTGAACGACCAGTCAGAACACATTGCAGACTTCGTGTGGGATGAACGTGGATGCAAGGAATGGGAGAAGAAAGATGACAACAGGGGAGAAAATCAGGAAGCGCAGACTTGAACTTGGCATCACGCAGAAAGATGTTGCAAGGATAATTGGAACAACCAATGCGTATGTAAGTGCCGTTGAAAAGCAGAAACGTAGCGTGAAGAAAGAAACGCGGCTGGAAAAATTCGCAGAAGCCCTTCAATGCAGCGTGAACGATTTGAAGTCAGACGCACCTAAAGGCATGGTAGACCCCACTAATGATAACTTTGGAGCGGTTTGCAACTGCGCTGTGCGCTATTGCTTGGGCAGACGGTCATATGTGCCTAACCTTGTCTGCGGATACATCACACCGCTTCTGCCGAAGCTAACAGATAATACGCTTGACTGCTTTGAACGTGACATTGCAGAATGCAAGCGGACAGGGTTCGACTTTGGCGATTCCTGCGACTATGAGACGTGGGATGAGTTCTACAAGGCGGTTTGCAATGAGGTTGAAAGGAGAAAGGACAATGCCGATATATGAGGTCGCTTTAGGTATCGTTTTGACAACGATGGTGGGTATATTGTTTGTATCTCCCATTTATCTGTTTGAACGATATATCCTTTGGGACACTTTGGATGAATATATTGACAGCACTGTTATCAAGGTTGTTGCTTGTGCGGTTATCAATGTTGCTATTTTCTTAATTGGATATGTAGTCGTTCTTGCTACTGCGGGGTATAAAAATGGCTAACACACTTTGGCATCCGGCAAACGAACCGCCGAAAGAACGAACGACACCTTTATTGCTTGCGACTAAGACAACGTGGCGTGATAAAGATGGAAAAATATTGCAAGGAATCTTGCCAACAGCATACTTTCTAGGCTGTTACGCAGACGGTCAGTTCTGGGACGAGATAGGCGAGAGACTGCCGGAAGATGTGACGGTGACGCATTGGATGGCGTTTCCGATGGTATGAGGTGGTATGTGTGGAGAGCAAAATTGTTTGGCATTCTCTTAAAAAAGAAGGATACCCGCCACTGTTTGACAATGGAAATGGCTACTTTTCATCTGGAAGGATTTTGCTGTCTGGGCTGTATTTTGATTTTTTCAAAGGGAAGATAGACAGGACTGTGTCATGCGGAGGACTTGTAAAAGACCTTCGGCATGGAATGCCAGAATTTGATTGGATGAACGATAACGGGTGTTGTTTGCATCACTCAAAAATTGAATATTGGGCGTATATGCCAGAACCGCCTGTGGAGGAACAAATATGACAAACAAAAAGTTTGGCATCATCATTATGGACTTGAGCCTTTTCGACTTTGGGCCGAAGCCACCTTGTGGATACATTAAAGCAAAACATATCCGACCAGCGTACGGCAAAGGCACAAGACCTGTAAAGGCGCATAAGCGAATCACGAGAACGAGAGAGGGGTTCAGAAAATGACAGAACTTAAGAGATGCCCGTTCTGCGGTGCGGAACCGCCGACTGTAAAAGTGATTCATCCACTCAATGTTGACATGGCTAGTTGGGTAGTCTGCGGAAAATGCGGGGTGAGCACTTCTGCAACATTTGGCAAGGAAAAAGCCATCGAAGCATGGAACAAACGCTACAAAGAGGATTGAGTATGGACAAAAAACGAGACAGCTTTACATTCCAAAAATATTATTTTGAAGCCATCTCCACACTCAAAAGTAAAGAGAAGTTGGAACTCTACGATGCAATCTGTGCATACGTTTTTGAAGAAAAAGACGCAACTTTGAACTCAAAAAAAGCAGAATCTTGTTTCATTTTGATTAAACATCTGCTCGATGAAGAATCAAAAAGAAGCGATATTGCGTCAAAAGGATGGTCTACACGAAAGTCATCTCATCCTCATGTCATAAATGAGATGAAAGTCAGCTCATCTATGAGTTCAAAGTCAGATGACAATGAGCCAATTGTATCAATTGACGGTCAAATGAACGTCAAGACCCTGCCGGAGAGTGCAGTCAAAAAGAAACCTGACATCTTCTCAGACTTTGCTCATGGCGATAAAGCCCTGCTGGAATCCTTGCGAGAGTTCGCACAGATGCGTACAAGAATCAAAAAGCCTATGACAGACCGGGCAAAGCAGATGCTCTGCAACAAGCTGGAAAAGTTTGATCGGCATGACTGGAAAGCTATCCTTGACCAGAGCATCTATGCTGGATGGCAGGACATTTACGCATTGAAACAGGATGACCAGTACGAGCAAAGTACGGAGATGGAGTTTCATAGACTATGACAATGGACGTTCAAACGGTGTTTATCGGTGCGCTGATGCTCTGCAAGCCGGGCGTTGTGGATGAAATCATACCAGACCTTGAACTTGACTTGTTCAGACCTGAGCTGAGAGACGCTTTTGCGGCTGTTAAGGGCTATTGGACGGCTAGGGGTAAGATAGATATAGTTGAGATAAACACGCAGCATCCAGACGTAGCGCAGACGCTCTTGGCGTGTGTACAAACCTGTGAATCAGAGTGTGTACGAATTGACAGGGAGCAGATGCAGCGTTGGGCACAGCTTATCAGAGAACAGGCTGCACTCACTCGTGTGCAAGGCCTGGCATTTCAGATGACCAGCGAGCTTACCGATTATTCTGATCTATCAGACATTTACCAGAAGATGGGCGAAGCAATGAGCCTGAAAGCTGAGGAAGAAGATGCGTGGACATACGAGGATGTGCTGAACGACTATGTGCTTCACATGGACGAGAAGCCTGTGTATATCAAGACAGGCCTAGAGCGTCTGGATGAAGCGCTGCACATCTCACCGGGTGATTTCATCATCATCGGTGGCAGACCGTCTGCGGGCAAGACAGCCCTGTCTCTGCAAATAGCAGCAAGCATGGCAAAGCAGGACTATACCGTGTACTATTTCAGCTTAGAAACCAGCAAACGTAAGCTGGGCGCACGTCTGATGGCCAATCAAATATACTGCCCTCTGGACACGGTGAAAAATAAGGCGGTCAGCTTGAATGAGATTGACGGACAGGCAAAGAACATGAAGATGCCCCTATATATCCGCTCCGCTGCCGGAAAGAACGTGGCGTGGATGAAGGCTCAGGCTCTTCGTAAAAAGGCTCAGGTCATCTTCGTAGACTATCTTCAACTCATCCACGAAACAAGCGCAAAAGACAGATATGCCGCCATTACAGCTATATCCATTGCCCTGCACGAACTGGCACAGACCACAGGCATTGTTGTGGTGGCACTGGCACAGCTTAATCGAAACCCATCCAAGCCCGGAGCAACGCCTACTAACTCCGACTTGCGAGAGAGCGGACAGATTGAACAGGACGCAGATGCAATTATCCTTCTGTCCGGCGATAACCCCGACAAGTACCTGTTCCGACTAAGCAAGAACAAGGAAGGCGAGATAGGCGACCTTCCCATTACGTTTAACAAGCAGATTCAACGATTCCAAGAGTACACTTGGATGGATTGAGCACATGGGCTGTCAGCAATGGCAGCCTTTTGCATATACGCGCACAGAAGCCCTACAAACGCTTTTAGCGGTCAGACGGCAAACTTATCGACTGAACACGGAAAACGGCTCTGGCACGGCTCTACGGGGCTGTGAGCGCATTGTAGAGGTCTACGACTATTGTAGGAGGAAAAAATGCAGTACATGACAGCCGATACAAAGGTCAATGGGTACATGGTCTACCCTCGATTCCTCTCGACTATTGGCGTTAGCCCAACAGAGAAAATTGTTTACATTTACCTGTTCAATCGTGCAAGGTCGTCACAGAGGGCAAGCAGAAGCGGAAAGTTTGCTGACCAACTAGGGCGAGTATACATCGTGTATCCCATCAAAGACCTTGCTGCCGATACTGGATTCACAGAACGATGGGTCAAGAAGTCTCTGAAAGAGCTGGAAGAAGCCGGGTTGATCGAGCGCAAGCGTGAAGGCAAGAACAAGCCCGATAAGATATACGTCAAAGTGCCGAAAGAATCGTCAAGGAGCGAAAAGGGAGGTGAACAATCATTCACCTCTGAGGGGAACGATACTTCACCTGTGAGGGGAACAATCGTTCACCTCCTTAATATAGAAGAAAAGAAAAGAAAAAAAGTTATTAAGAAAGCGGGCGACCCGCCCGATGGGAACGCCAGCACGCCGGACTTCGAGGATGTGAGCGAGTATTTTTTGGATGCTGGATGTGAGAACAGGCTTGCCAGCAGGTTTATGAACTACTATGAGGGAACAGGCTGGATGACCAAGACCGGAAAGCCTATAACAAACTGGAAGGCCTTTGCTGATATGTGGATTGACAGAGAGCAAGAGAAGCAACAGTACAGTGAACCAGAGTTCAATCGCCTGTAAAGGTTCTTTCCCCCTACAACCCTCTATCTCCAAAAGCTATACCGTTAGCCAGCAGGTCAGACCGTCGCCAACATCTTCCGTCAGGTTCTATTGGCTGAATAGAAGCAGACCGTCCATCTGAACTCTACGTTACGTCACCCTCTATCGTCCGGCGCACCGCGCCGACCGGGTGACCTTCAACGGTAACAGCATCTAGCATGAAAAGGGTAGCAGCATCTAGCCTATCACCATCTGCGACTATTTCACATGGAGAATTGACTTCATTTTGTAGTCGGTTGGATATGTACAAATGTTGCATAACTTGACTGCGACTATCAGGTATAACTATTCATAGCAAAGTAGTATGGATTAGTTGAAATATCATAGCACATTGCTGGGAATTAAATCGAGCAGGAACAGACCGAATCGGATGATACGACTATTTCGGCAGAATAATAGTTAAAAAGATTGAGTAATTGTCTGCGACTATTATAATAAGTACGATTATTAAAGATTTTGAGGTAATGCAATGGGGATTAAAATTGATAGGCATCAAGACACATATTGATTTTTTGGTGGTCGGATGGCTTAGCGACTATTGCATCTCTCTTTCTCTAAAAGGCGAACGACTATTTCACACAAAAAATACACGACTATTTGGCGATGATTCGCAAGAAAATGTTAAGACTATTGCTCTGCGACTATCAGCGGACAGCTCGTTACTATACTATATATAGGACTTTCAAACGTTGGTCGTCTGACAACTTTGCGACTATTCCACGACTATCCGCCGGGAGAAACTACGACTATTGGTTACGACTATTCCAGAAGTTGTTACGACTATTTCAGCTGGAACGCTGCGACTATTGCTGACCTCTATTAGCTATCGGGCGAAAGCCCGAAAAGAGAAACGGCGGTAGCCGTCAATGGTTCCGCGCCGCCCGTGCCAGGAAGAAAACATAATACCGGACGTGTGCCGGGCTAATGCCTGGCTAATCCGGCGCCAGGGATTTAGCCAGGCGTGGGAAGTATCGAGACCGCCGCCGGGCTGACCCGGTACAGGTGGAGGCGCTGACCCCTCAGCAGGTGCGCCGGGTGCAGCACTTGCCAGCGATCCGCACACGGTAGGAGCTGACCCCGCCGGGCTGGCATGGTTTGCGGTATGCTGCACCCTTATATACCTTATTATAACCTGTATAGCGTCCGGCGCGGCGTCTGGTATCTGGTATGCGCTGGAGGTGCTGCAGCGCTGTGATGTGCTCCAGCGCGGCGCAGGCGGCGTTATATCCGCTTTTGCCGGTCTGGTATTGTATGCGGTGGAATGGGTCAAATTGCCGGAAACGCACCTGTAAAGCCCTGTGCGCTGTTTTGCGGCGTTGGTGGTATAACTGCATTAACTGAACAAAACGCGCTGTAAACGCTTGTATGCGGCTGTATTGTAGCCTGATAAAAATAAAAGCCCTGCACCGTGTCGATACAAGGCAAAAGAAAAGCCCCGCCAGCGTGGGCGGGGTTGAGAATTATGCATTTTGATAAAGTAAAGTAATTTCTTTGATTTTGAAATTTTTGTCGGTGCAGTGCTCAAAAAGAAGATGCGATTCTAAAAAATGTTGTGCTTCTTCTTTTGTGTGCCCGTTCTGAACAAAATTTTCCTCATTTTCACCGGGAAAGCCTTCGCTTTCTACGAAACCAGACCACACAACACGGAAGGTGTAAACGTGGTCAATCGTAGGATCTGCGAAATATTTTTCATTATAAGTGGTGTTATTTTCGTCCTCAGTGAAGAAACCAAAATTGTTCAGCGTCCTTTTCACGTCGTTATAATCAATTAAAACTCTTTTAATTTTTTTCTTTACGATTTCTTTTTGCTCTGGCGTGCCATTTTTGATCAAATATTCATACCTGTGATTAAGTTTGTCCTCAAGATATTGGAAAGCCTCTTCCAAGCGGTCAATTTCAAATCTTGTCATTTTGCCATCTTCTTTCCGAGCTTTTGCCCTTTTTTACAGTATATCATATCGCAGGCCCCAAAAACAGGACTTGCAAAAATATTTTTGCCCTTTTGGGCTGGGGCGGGGTTGCTTTACGGTGCAGCCCCGCTAAAGTGTCCGGGCGGCTTATTTGCTGGCTTTAAAAAGTGCGCTGAAAAACCAGAAGAAAAACAGGATGCAAGATAATATCACTCATCGCACCCCCTTATACTACGCTAAACCGCTTGTAACTGGTTTTGCTGCTGCACTCTGCGTATACATCCGGGTGCAGCGTCTTGAGTAGCTTGCTATCAAGCCGGACGCTTTGCACGTCCTTATAAATGGCCTTTGCCGTGCCCTGCGCCATCTCCGGCGCGCCCTGCATCATGCAGATAATATCTGCTTTAATGCTTTCGTTCATTGCTTCTAGCTCTTCAAGTAGCCGTTTGTTTTCGCGGTACTCGTTCACCTTTTCTTCAAATAACGTCATTTTTTAGCCCTCCTTAGCTGTTAAGAAATGCTATCATGACCAGCGCCCCGGAAATCATGCCGCCCACGTACCAGAGGGCATAAATTTGAGTTGCATCAAGCATTATACTCTACCTCCTCTTTATAGTAGCTCTCAAGGTTGACCGCCACAGTATAGCGGCACTGGACGTTAAATAAGCGGTTCCACTGGCTGTCGCTGCCAAACTCTTTATTGTACAGCTTTGCTCCCTTAGTGGCTACGTTATACCAGAGGTCAACGGCCTTGTCTGCGTCATAGGTTCCGCGCTGGTACTTTTTGCGTAGGCTGTTAATAATGGGTGTTACCATTTGGCGGTACAGGCTGCCGTTGTTGGTGGTGTACAGTTCAAGCTCTCTGCTCTCATCTGTTTCGTGGTAGGCCATACTAGAGGTTCTTTTCATGGTTTTTGTCCTCCTGTTTTGTAACGGTATTTGGTGTATCTTTTGTTTGTGCCTTTATTATACTCCGTTTAGGGTGGTATGTCAACAATTTGGAAGTAAATAACTACCACAAGAAAAGCAAAATAAATTTAACGGAAGTTGTGCATATTGCTACCAATAAACCATGCCAAAGGTAGCACTACCATAATACACACAATAAAGCGATTGCCCGCCCTCCAGCGCCCCGCACCCTGTCCGATCGTCCCTGCGTGGTCTGCCCTGCATCTGGCACGGCCTGCGCGGCTGCCTGTGATGTGCAGGCCGTCTGGGTGCGCTGGGGCTGGGGTCTCCACCGGCGGGGTATACAGGCAGCGCCGGGGTGGGGTGGGTCATGCCCGCGATAAAATTTTTCAAAGAAAAAGGCGTTTTTCGTGGTTTGTGTTACTAACACCCACCCCACCTTCACAAAACGAAACCTATCTGATTGTGCAAGTCTCCAAAAATTCCAAAAAACACAAAAAGACCCCTTTCGAGGTCTTAGATGTGGTATAATCAGCTAAAGGCAATATGCCAAAGAAAGGAAGAATCAAAAATGAGAAAGAGAATCATTGCGGCAGTTCTGATGGCTGCTTTGGCTTGCATTATGTTGGTTGGCTGTGGTGGTAGCAAAACTACATCTAGTTCCGCTCCGGCTGAGCCGCTTGACTTAACGGGGAACTGGGAAGAAAAAGATAAAGGCGACAGTTATCAGGCTGGATACATCAAAGATGGAGAGATTGTCATCTATTGGGTGTCTGATGGCGGCGATACGAAGTCTTTGTATTGGGCTGGCTCTTATGTAGCACCTACTGACAGCGCAGAACCTTACACATGGGATTCTAAAAATGATAAGGAGAAGACCGGGCTGGCTCTTCTTGCTTCCGGCGATGAAACAAAGACGTTCACTTACGAAAAAGGCGAAATCACTTATAGCGCATCTGCACTTGGAACAACGAAGAAAATGCACTTTGTCCGTACTGATACGAGTTATGAGGACTAAACATTGAAACAATTAAAAGCCAGTAGCCGAAAAGCCGCTGGCTTTTATGAATGTTGGAGACTTGTTGTATGATAGCCATTGTTGCAATCGTTATATTTTTTTATTTGATAGCAGTTCTATCGAAACGAAGTAGCGAAGATAAACTTGTAGATGTTGATTTCTCAGAAATTGACGAGATGGAAGGTCACAGATTTGAGTATTTTATAGCAAAAGTTCTTAGGAAAAACGGATTCAAGAATGTTAATGTGACGAAAGCAAGCGGAGACTACGGAGTTGATATAACTGCGAATAAAGACAACCAGAAATGGGCGTTTCAATGCAAGCGGTATAGCTCAAACTTAGGTCTAAAGCCAATTCAAGAGGTTTACGCTGGTGCAAAGAAATATGGCGCAGATAAAGCCGTTGTGTTCACAAATGTTTATTTTACTCCGAATGCACAAACACTGGCTAAAACATTGAATGTCGAATTGTGGGACAGGGATTCACTCGCAAGAATGATAGGAAAAGACCCTGAAACAAAACAATCAATAGAAGCCGATATGGAAGAAGACCAAACCGAGCCAGAACAACGACAAAAGAAAATTCGTGATAATGGAGTTCCTTTGAAGCTGGAAAAGAACCAAATCCCTGCTGGCGATTATGTTGTTGGAAAGGATATCCCTGTTGGCGTGTACAATTTTAAGTGGGTGTTCGGGGCTGGTTCATTCCAAAAGTATAAAGAAGAAGGAAACACAACGCTTGGCGCTTGTACATATTTTGAACACGTTGGTGTTCAGTACGATTATGAATATAGTCAGCTTATCAATGTGAACTGTAAAGACGGTGAGTGGATTAAAATTAGTGGAAATTTGGTTCTTGGTATAGAAAAATCCGAAAAGCCTGTTATTGACCTATAACACAAAAAGCCAGCGGCTAGATGTTCTCTAACCACTGGCTTTTCTTATGGGTTGTTTATTTCACGATTTTATCGTGATATGGGTGGTACTCAACATTGGGCAAGGGCATCCAATACTTCACATCGTGCATGATGCACTTGTTGCCCCGGAGCAGAACAGGCTCAATCTCGCCGTTTTCGTCCGGTTCAAAGGAAAGCTGACCGCTATCGACAACCTTTCCGTCACAAGCGATAACAGGCTCGTGGACGCACTCGCCATAGTCAACGGTGCGCCAGAGTTTCAGCATGGTCTCGAAAGCGTAGTTGAGGTATTCCCCCATATCCTGAATCTTATCTGCGGTAAGCATAGTTGTTCTCCTTTCAAACTGCCATCTGGGTCTGGCTATTGACGTTCTGAATCATCATTACGGTGTTTGCACAAGGCCGCCACCGTTCGATATAGGCGATGGCGTTGTCAAAATCCTTGCGAGGAACGTTGCTGATGCTGTTCACATGGAACCAGTCCTGTGCATCCTTGTTGCATTCACTGTAAACCTTGCACCGGGTGGACTTGTCAAGGTATGCAGGAGAGGTCTTGCCGCCAAGTGCTTCAACCACGACACGGTTTACCGCACGGCGAAGCGCACGCTGCTGCTCATAGTCCACTGTCATGTTGGTTTCAAGAGCAGAGATGCGCTTTTCGTGCTGCATGGAACGGTTGTCCAGAACGAAGATTGCTTGCAGTTCTTTGGATGCCCCTGCGAACTGGTTGACGGCCACGTTCTTCTCAAGGTCAATCAGCTTCTGGCGAATCTCCATGCCCTGCGGCGTCCGCTGAATCATTGCAATGTGCTTCGCCATGTCCAAAGTGATAACGTGTTCTACGCTTGGACGACCGCCATTGGAGTTTTTCTCATTTTTGAGAAAAACCGAATAGTCCGTACCTTCGGCAAAACCGTACTCGCACATACGCTTGAACCAGTCAGCGTAAACGGTCTTAATTTTGAGCCGCTCGTGCAGCTCCCGACCCAGCACAACCTTTTCGCCGGTGTCGGTGTCGTACACAGGGATAACATCTTCGGAGAAGATTCGGATGGTTTCGAGATTATTATTCATAGAAATTTAGCCTTTCTATCTTGCGAGAGCAGGCCATCTCTGGTATAATAACCCAAAGAGGGTCTATACTCTCTGAGTGGTTCATGATACGTTCGCTTCTGTCGCCAAACTTCAGCGGACGTATCATTTTTCGTTTTCATTGGTCTCCGGGATTGGATGCACTTCAAAGAATGTGTCACGGATGGCTGCTGCCTGTGCGACCTTGTGTTCGGTGCAATAGGCTTTCAGCCACTGGAACTGCCGTTCGGTCAGTGCAACAGTGAACGTGTGATTGTGCCGTTCGAGATAAGGACTGTACATAAACTCACCTCCCTTCATGTAAGTGCAACCAGTATATGCAATATGTTGTGGTTTGTCAATTACGCAAACGCTTAATGTAGTACTGGTATCTGTACAAAATCCAAAAGTTTGTAGACTTGCACAAAATTTAACTGTTGTTTTTGGCTGCTCCGGCTTCGTACCCTGCCCGGTAATTCAGTTCGGACAGCTTGCCCAGCGCTTCTGCGTACTCCCTATCCTCGCTGGTCGGCTCTTTGCCGTGGGCGAGGGTTTTCAGAAATTCTTCGGTTGTCGTGGGAAAGTTCATATTTTTTTCTCCTAACTCTTGCGGAGAGCAGCCCTTTTTGGTATAATAGATTCCGAAAAGGGAGACTGCCCCCTTGGTGGTTGCAGGTTCTCGTTTCGTGATGTGGATAAGCTATCAGTGGCTTCGTGGTGGTTGCGGCTGGTAGCTTATTTTTTTATGCCTTGATGTTCTCAACGTAAGATGCTACCCACTCGATACCCATGCGGATAACATCAACCTTTGAGATGCCCAATGCCTTTGCGCTGCTTTCCATGCTTGCGATCTGGCTCTCAGTAAGCCGGGTGCTTATCATGCGCAGCTTATCACGTTCCGAGGTTTCTGCTCGTCTTGCCAAGCCTATCACCTCGCTTTCGCTGGAACAAGTATAAAGCGTGAAAATATGCTTGTCAATACCCAAAGTTTTATGGAAATGAAGTTTGGAAGAATTACTCCTTATTATAGAAAATTTTTTACTTGATTGTGATTAACTAAGTAAACACCCTTATACTACTCTAGTATGTATAAATACATACTAGAGTATATTTATATATAATAAAAATCAAGAGAACCATGTAAGTACTTCCAAAAATATGTTGACAGTACTACCAAAATAGTGTATAATGGGAGCAGAAAGAGAGGGAGCAAAAATGAAAGTTGGTTATGTGAGAGTTTCAACGGCTGAACAAAATACTGCTCGTCAGGAAGTTATCATGGAACAGCTTGGTGTCGAAAAGGTATTTATGGACAAAATGAGCGGGAAAAATACCGACCGTCCCCAGCTTCAAGAAATGCTTTCTTTTGTTCGCGAGGGTGATACCCTTGTTGTTGAAAGTATTAGCCGTCTGGCGCGTTCCACAAAAGATCTGTTAAGCATTATGGAAGAACTTGACAAGAAAAAGGTCAAGTTTGTTAGCCAGAAAGAAAGCATCGACACTTCCACTCCAAACGGTGTGTTTGTGATGACGATTTTTGCTGCGATGGCACAGCTTGAGCGAGAAACAATGCTGGCAAGGCAGCGTGAGGGCATTGAAATTGCAAAGGCAGAAGGTAAATACAGAGGTCGTAAGCCTGTCGAAGTGGATGAAGAGAAATTCCGTCAGCTTTACAATGATTGGCAGAATGGGAAAAGCACGCCTAAGATTATGATGAATGAACTTGGGCTAAAGCCAACTACGTTCTGGCGCAAAGTCAAAGAATACCGCGAGAAATACGGAATCACCGATGCGGCCACCACCCGCAAATACGTTAACAAAAACGAAAAATAAAAAGCAGCGGCCCACCACAGACCGCTGCTTCAAACAAAAGACCACCAATCCCTCAACAGGATGATAGTACATGAGTATTATACCATTTCTGTTGAGGTGTGGCAATATAAAATCAGCAGAAAGGTAGAATTTATGGATTATCAAAGCATTGATTATTTTAGCCTTGCTTCAATGGTAACTGACTGGATGCGTTATGCTGGGCCAAATGCGAGGAAGGACTTTATGGATTTGGTTCGCAGTACAGATTATAACCGAAGAGCGGCTATTGAAAATGATTTGGGCGATGGATATGTTCTTGATTTTGCAGTAGATCATTCGGACATTATGAATGAGGTCGGTCAATTCTTGGTATATCTTTTTATTGATAACAATGGAGAGATATATTACATTGGAATGGGAAACGAACAACGTATAATGGACAAGAAAAGCAGAAACAATGATTTTCTTAAGCATTATATGAAACATAATTCTAAAATTGTTATTCTTTCAAAATGGAGCACAAGAAAAATTGCACTTAAAATTGAAAAAATGGCTATTTGGATATGCCAAATGAATGGTTTTAGGCTTACCAACATAAAGGAAGTCCTTTCGTCTAAACAATTATATGAGCTTCGGCATATTCCAGAAAATAAAGAAAACGAAACAGAAATACAGTATGAATATAGGCAGTTGACTAGGGAATTTAGTGAAGAAGTAAAGGCTCTTGATAGAATCGAACAATGGCTTTATGAAGATGGAGCCAGCAAAACACCCGGATTTGTAAATACAAAAGAAAACATCATTTGGGCTATGGAATGCTGGACGATTGATGGCGTTACAAAAACTCGTTCTCAATGGTGCAAAGAGAATAATGTAAGCCTTGCAGGGATAGGCAAAAGACTTGAACTTGGATGCACCCCTAAAGAAGCGCTTACATTCCCAACAGCGCCAGATAACAGAAAACGTCACACAAAAGAATGGTGGGCAGAAAATGGCTATTTCCCCGGAACAGATAAAACATCTTACATTACGCCGTTAAATGAATGGCCTAAAGGATATAAGAAATGCAAGATTGCTAGAAGCAATTTCCCGTCAGACATGGTATCGGATTGCTGAACAGAGAAAGGCTGGATAATATGCAGGGAGAAGAACTGATTGTTAAGAATGGTAGCATCACGCTGCGGTCTATGCTTGACTTTGGCGGTTTTCTTGAAATCAAGCGGTTCTTGGAAGCTTGCCATTCGGAAAACTGCACCGTGACTTTTGCAAACGAGGAAATTGTCATTTTTCCGAATGAATACGATGCTGCTAAAGATGCTCTCGTCTTTATTTATGGTACACTGGCAGAAAGACACATTATCATCGAAAAGTATCTTAGTTACAAGTTGATGCTTGGGGATGAAGAACCGAAGCCAACGCTTGTATAATCAAAGAAAGAGGTACGGAATGAATAAACTGCTTTATCGTTATCAAGTGTTTGGATATAAAGGGGCTGCGGCACAAATGATGGACGCACTTATAAAAGAGAAGCCGGATTTGCGAGATGGATACTATTCCCTTCCAAAATTGAGAGATGCAATAGAAAAGGACAAATGGCTTTACAGCGTGATCTCTGGTTCGCATGATAAAGACGGCGTGATTCTTGCTACTCATATTTATGATATGGGCTATGTTACGCTAGGGGATGACGAGCATCCCGGTATTCGTCCGATAAAATGGTATGAGCCGTTGTTTTTTGTAAGGCTGAAAGAAAAATTGCATAAAATTTATTGGTGGCCTTGCAAATCCGGTCCTACGTTATTCGATTATATAAATAAGGTAAAATAAGTTCCGTTAAACTAAATTACATTAAATAATTTTCCGAAAACAGCATTATAAAACCGAATATTTGATTTTTGTGCAGTTGTAGGCACTCTTTACATTTTCAGGTAGGGGGTGCCTATTTTTTTATGCAGCCAAAACAGTGCATTGCCATCATCAACAGCATCAAAGCGTATGCAAAGCAGAATCCGACAGAAGCACAGGCCTATGAGGACTGGTTTCAGGCGGTCGTGAACCTGAGAGACGCACTGCCGCAAGACAAGCGGTTCGATGCCTACAAATACTCTGGCGAACTGCGCTCTGTCTGCGCAGCCATGATGGGCAAGATGAAAACAGGCGAGGACGTGGCAAAAGTCTATGATATTATCAGCCGGACGTACCTGTTTGAAGCGAAAGATGTGTTTGACAGCTATTGCATCTACCTTGAATGGAATCGTGCGCCGGAGAAAAAGTTCTATCAGCCCAGACGCAGAGTGCTGAAAGTGCTGGCAGACGACCTGGAGGACTTGTTCTATAAGCGGATAGATTTCTTGGGGGTCAGTCTTCCGGCTCGCGTAGGTAAGAGTACGCTGTGCATTTTCTTCATCACATGGCTTATGGGCAACCGCCCGGACGTTGCATCGGTCATGAGCGGACATTCTGACAAGCTGACCAACGGCTTCTACGGCGAAGTGCTGTCCATTATCACCGACCCTGTTACCTACAACTGGGGCAAAATCTTCCCTGACGTTCAGCTTGTGGACAAAAGCGCAAAGGACGAAAGCGTTGACCTGAATCGAAAGAAACGCTTCCCCACCCTGACTTGTCGTTCCATCGGCGGTACGTTGACTGGTGCTGTTGAAATTGGCGAAGGTGGCGTTCTGTACAGTGATGACTTGATCGAGGATTTGGAGGAAAGCCTGAACGTTGAACGTCTGAACAACAAGTACGATGCCTATCTGAACCAGCTAAAAGACCGTAAAAAGCAAGGCGCATTGGAGCTGATGGTCGGCACACGCTGGAACGTGCTTGACCCTCTGGGACGCATCCAGAACCAGTACGCAGACAATCCAAAGTACAGATTCCGGGTGATTCCAGCTGTGGACGAGAACGGGCACAGCAATTTCAATTATGACTACGGCGTGGGATTTGACGATGCCTACTATGCTGACATGAAAGCTAGCATTGATGATGCAACATGGTGGGCGAAGTACATGGGTAAGCCCTATGTGCGTGAAGGTCTGCTGTTCCCTGCCGATGAACTACGGTATTTCAACGGCGTTCTGCCTGATGGAGAGCCTGATCGCAAGCTCATGGTCATGGATATTGCATGGGGTGGCGGGGACTTCACCGCCTGTCCTATTGCTTATGTGTACGGCGATGCTGTGTTCATCCCCGACCTTGTGTTCAATAACGGCGACAAGACCGTGACCAGACCGGAAGTCGTGGGCAAAATCATCCAGCACAAAATTAACGTGGTGCGCGGAGAAGCCAACAACGGCGGCGATGAATATTGTGATGTGGTAGACAGCCAGCTCCGGCAGCAGGGCTATCACTGCTCTGTTCGTAGCCAGCGTGCGCCAAGTGGTCAAAGCAAGCTGTCCAGAATCATCCAGTATGCGCCAGACATCAAACGTTTCTATTTCCTTGACGAGAAGCACCAGTCGAAAGAGTACAAGGCATTCATGGAGCAAGTGACGATGTTCACGCAGCTTGGTAAAGTTCCGCACGATGATGCACCGGATAGTTTGGCACAGCTTGCCGATGAATTGTATAACGGAATCAGTAAAATTGAGCCTGTCAAGAGGCCTTTTTGATTAAAAACACAATATATTGTGTTCGCTGGGTCTATTTATTTGATTTCACCACTTGACAAGGCTTATAATGTACGCAGGAAGTTTTGCAGCTTCCCTTAAAGGAATAGCTTGCACGCGGGGTTTTGTCATTTTACTCGCGTGCGTGTCAACAAGCATATTCCTCCTTTCACCGGTGGAGGTTTTCTCACTCTTTCACCTTCACCGGGCTTTATATGTTGCGTTTCCAATTGTTTGGGGAATGCCAGCCTGTCTCCCCCACGGCTGGCAAGCAACGGTTCGATTCCGTTACGCAGCACAACCAACTACCTAGCTTTGCATGGACTTATTCTCCAAAACCTCCACCGCTATTCCCGGCTCTCAATGTAATGTTTAGGCATGACATTGCAAAGAGCAGCGGTTAACCAATCAAGCCGGGCTTCTATGTTGCATTAGCTCAGTCAGGCTAGAGCATCCGGCTCATAACCGGACATACATTGGTTCAAATCCATTATGCAGCACCAAAATTGCAGCTGATCTGTTTACGTCTGTCCGACAACTGAATGTAAAGGCTGCAATGGTTTTCTCCGGGCGGAGAATAGCACGGCTGGAAGTGCGAACAGTTTCCCAGTAGCTTCTGACAGGTCTGTGCTCAACAGCCTGTTTCCAGAAATTCAGCGAAAGGAGCGCTCATGCTAGTTAGAATCTGTTGCCCTTGTATCAGGCAGAATCCCATCTATAAGAACGTCCGCTGCAATCGCTATCTTGGTGAAGTAGACGGACGATACCATTTCAAGTGCGACAGATGCAAGGGGGTTATTGAAGGGGATACAAAAGAAGGGTGGGTTAAAATAATTCATTCTCCTGAAAGGTAAAAAAGGACAACATTATGTGTGTGTTGGAAGAAAATATAACTGCTCTTTTTGAAAGCGGAAAGATTAGTTCTCTTGATTTAGAAAACGCAAAAAAGTTTTGTGGTAGTTCAAAAATTGGAGAATATAAATGTTGCGTAAAAACTCGATATGGGTTTTGCTGCGATTTGTGTCTTGAAGATGAATTATTGAGTTTAAAATCAAAGGGAGTTAATACAATAAATTCTTGTTGTGGACACGGGGATTTGGCTCTTGCATCAATTTTAACCGCTGGTGAAAACAGCAAAAATAAAATGATTTCTTTGGGATATATTCACGTAAAAGATATATCTGAAAGAATTTCTCAGTGGAAGCCTAAATCGATTTTCATATATCAAAAATAAGTTTAAGGCGCACTTTTGGCGCAGTGAGATAGACCTTAACAGGTTTGTCTTGCTGCGCTTTTTATTTTGCCGGAAAGGAGGAACACATGGCTGAGTATCAGATGATTGTTGACGGTTTTTTGAATGAGCCGTTGACCGGACGTAGACCGATTGAAACGCCGGAAACAGAAATCAATCAAGCAAATGTGCTGAAAGTGGTCATGGGCAAGGCAGAGCCTATTCATCTGCTGAACAAGAACGAGATTCGCTTTCTGCACAACTACTACTTGGGTAGCCAGCCTGTCCTCCTCCGCACAAAGGAGTACCACGCTGAAATCACCAATCGCATTGTAGAGAACCATGCCAATGAATGCGTGGGTTTCTACACAGGTTACATGAGTGGCACTCCCTGCTCTTATGTGCGGTCTGAAACGGCAATAGGTGACGGTGAGGAAATCGCCCGCCTGTCAAATGCTTTGCAGTATGAGGGCAAGGACGCGCTTGATCGGCGGCTCTGGCAGTGGATGTTAGAGTGCGGACAGGGATACCGCATTGTTCTTCCTGACAAGGGGTACAACGGCAACTACCCGGACGAAACGCCCCTGCTGGTGGATGTTCCCGACCCGGATATGGCGTATGTGATTTACAACTCCGGTATTGGGCACAAGCCCATCGCCAACGTGCTGCACATCCCACGCAATTATCAGAATGACCTGAACGACCTGATTTGCGTGTATACGCCGAACCAGTACTTTGAAATCGACAATGGCAAGGTTACGAAATCGGAAAACCACTCCCTTGGAATGCTACCGATGGTCGAATACAAGCTCAACCCGGAGCGTATGGGTCTGTTTGAACCGGCTATCCCTGTGCTGGATGCCATTAACGACCTTGAAAGCAACCGTCTGGACGGTGTGGCACAGTTCATCCAGTCCATCATGGTGTTTACGAACTGTCTTGTGGACAAGGATGCTCTCGACCAAGTGAAGGAACTTGGCGCAATGTGCCTGAAATCCACTTCTGGTCTGCCCGCTTCCGTCTCACAGATTGCAAACGAGCTTGACCAGCAGCAGAGCCAGACCCTGCTTGATTCCATGTTGAACGTATACCGTAGTCTGACTGCCATGCCTAGTGCCACTGGTAGCGAGAACGCAACATCCGACAACGTGGGCGCAGTTATCGTCCGCAACGGCTGGAATCACACAGAAGCAAGGGCGCAGCAGTACGAGAATATGTTCAAGTTCTCGGAACGCCAAAGCCTGTCTGTGATGCTGAAAATTCTGCGTGACACGGCTGGTTCTAAGCTAATGGCAAGTGACATCAATATCAAGCTGCCACGCCGTCAGTACGATAACCAGCAGAGCAAGGTTCAGATTTTCGCACAGATGCTCGGCCAGAGCATTGACCCGCAGTTGGCGTTTACTACGCCCGGTTTGTTCCCTGACCCGCAGGCTGCTTACGAAATGAGCAAACCGTTCTTGATTGCCGCTGGCAAACTAGGCAAGGACGGGAAAGCGCCGAAGCCGCAGGAACAGCTTAAACAGGATGCTCCCGACACGAATGTCGGGAACACAGAACGGTCTGACGATTTTGTTAACGTCAACAAAATCGGAACGAATTGAACTTTTTGAGCTTGAAAAGTTGAACTCATTAACAGAAATACCCTGTTTTCGTTAATGAGTACGAAATAAGTTCAATGTTTTTGCTAAATTCAATCGAAATCAATCCGCACAAGCGGGCTGATATATTCCGGCAGGGAAGCCGGGATACAAATTTCGCAGCGTTGCAGGGAAGCAACGGTAAAAAAACGCAGGAGGAAATTAACGATATGAAACTCAATGTGCTGCTTGGTGATGCCTACAAAGAGGGCATGACCGCCGATGAAATCATTTCTGCGCTGGAAAAGGTTGCAGACCCTAACGCAGAGGTCGAGAGGCTGCGCAACGCCGTGACAAAAGCAAACGGCGAAGCAGCCGAGTACAAGAAGCAGCTCAAAGCAAAGCGTACCGATGACGAGAACGCCGCACAGGAACAGGCTGACAAGCTGGCAGAGATGCAGAAGCAGATTGAAGCCCTGACTGCCGACAAGGAAAACCTCGTCAAGGAAAAGACCCTTGCATCTTACCGTGAGAAGTTCGTTGCACAGGGTTATGACGCTGAACTGGCTGGCAAGGCTGCATCTGCGCTGGCTGACGGCGACATGGACAAGGTGTTTAAGTTCCAGTCGGAGTTTATGACCGCCCATGACACCGCATACAAGGCTTCTCTGCTGAAGGATATGCCCACGCCTCCGGGTGCGGATGGTAAGAGCAGCTCTGACAGTGAGGGCGTGGCGTTCGCTAAGAGCCTTGCACAGCAGAACGCAAATACTTCTAAGGCATCGAGTGACGCAATGAGTGCTTTCCATTAACAAGGAGGAAAACATGAAGTTTACCCGAAACACGGTCAACGGAATCAACGATACCATCCTTGCTTCCAATGACTACACCGCCATTCCCTTTACCGTAACTGAAACTGCTGCGGTTAAGGCTGGCTATCCCATGACCAAAGCTGGCAAGAAAGCAACCTCTGCCACGGCAGACGGCATCCTGCTGTATGACGTTGACCCAGCAGAGAATCCTAATGCTTCCCTGCTGATTCGTGGTGTTATCGACACTAAGAAAGCTACTGCAAGCTCTGGCTTCACCTATGATTCTGATGCGATTACTGCACTTAAGACCGCCATTCCCGGTATCTTCTGCCGTGACAACATCAGCGTGAACGCTTAATAGGAGGTAAAACAACATGGCACTGAATCTTAAGGAAGTCTTTGCCCCGGCTGCGATTGCCGCCTATTGGACGAATGACCCCACCAATGCGATGCCCTTTGCATCTGACGCGCTGTTCCCCGCAAAGAAGAAGGCCGGTCTCGACCTGAAGTGGCTGCGCGGTCACAAGGGCGTTGGCGTGTCTCTTATGCCCAGCGCATTTGACGCAAAGGCTACGTTCCGCCCTCGTGAGGGTTTCAAGTTTGATGAGACCGAGATGCCGTTCTTCCGTGAGGGCTACCATCTGGGTGAGAAAGACCGTCAGGAAATCCTGCGCGTTCTGGATAGCAACGACCCCTATGCTCGTGACGTGATGAACCGTCTGTACGATGACACCGCACAGCTTATCACTGGCGCGCGTATCGTTCCTGAGCGCATGATCTGGCAACTGCTGGCTCCCGCCAATGGCGTTCCTGGCATTACTATCAAGGCAAACGGCGTGAACTACACCTACAACTACGACCCGGACGGTACTTGGAAGTCCGCCAACTACAAGGAAGTCTCTGCCGCAAAGTCTAAGTGGAACGTTGCTACCGCCACCCCCATTGCTGACCTGAACGCCGCAAAAGACGCTGTTCTGGCAAGCGTTGGCGAGGTCGTGACCGAGGTGTACATGAACACTGCCACCTTCCGCAACATGATTGCTGCGGATGAAGTGAAAAATCGGTTTATGACCGTCACCGCAAAGGCAAACGCCGTTCTGCTGGATGCCGAAGCACGGCAGATTATCGAGTCCGCAACTGGTCTGAAGATCCATCTGTATGACAAGATGTTCAAGGCAGACCAGTACAGCGCAAGTGAGAAGTACCTGCCCGATGGCATGGTCGTGGTTGCTCCGTCCGGCGCTCTGGGTAGTACTTGGTACGGCACTACCCCTGAAGAAGCAGACCTGCTGTCTGGTCAGTCCAGCGCATCTGTGTCCATCGTAAACACTGGCGTTGCCATTACCACCGAGCTGACTGTTCACCCGGTCAATGCCAATGTCTACGCTTCCGAAATCGTCCTGCCGTCCTTTGAGCGCATGGACGCTGTGTACTGCATCAAGGCTTACTAAGGCGAAAGGAGGAAAGCAGCATGGGAGACCAGTATTCTGAAGTGGCAGTCAAGCTGGGGCAGTACATTGCTCCTGCACTTGACCGTGAAGTCACGGACGAGGACTACCCACTTTTCGACCTGCTGCTTGATTTCGCCAAAGACAAGATATTTGCACAGGGCTATCCGTTCGGTAACAGACCGGACGAGCTGCCCTTGCAGTATCAGTCGTTGCAGATACGCATTGCAGCGGAACTGTACAACCACATCGGCGCAAACGGACAGACGAGTTATACCAATAATGGCATCACTCGTGTGTGGGAATCGTCCGATGTGGCGCAGTCCCTGCTAAATGAAGTTGTTCCGAGAGTAGGTGTTATCGGCTGATGTTCAATGGAAGTCCGCTGGACAAGCGCCCGCTTTGGTATTCAAACCCGGTTGGTGAGAAAACCCCTGTTGTGGACGAATGGGGAAACGAGACTGGCGAATCCGCATACGAATCGTGGAGTGACCCCGCAAAACTGATGCTGAACGTCAGCCCGCCTACCGGCGCTGCGGAAGCAAACCCTTTTGGAGCATTCACGGATTACAGCTATGTGGTCAGTTCGTCCAGCAGAAAGCATAACACTCCACTTTATGAGGGCACGCGCGTCTGGTTTCAGACGGACGTTTCAAAGCCCTTCAACTACATTGTGGTCAAAGTTGCAGAGCATATCACGGACACGTTGTATGCGCTGAAGGAGGTGGCCGCAAGTGAAAATTAAAGTGAGGTTGAGCGATGCCGGACTTCGTGATGCGGAACGCCAGATACAGGAATACAAAACCACCCTGAACCAAAAGGCGAAGGAGTTTGCAAGGGCACTAGCTCAAAAAGGCATTGACGTTGCAACGGTGCGGTTTGCTAACGCACAGTACGCTGGAGACAACGATGTTACAGTTGAGCGTGACCCTGTACAGACACCTAATGGCTTTGCAATTGTAGCTCACGGGAAAGCGGTTGCGTTCATTGAATTCGGTACTGGCGTATCTCATTCCGCTTATGGCGGCGAGCTTCCTGATGGTGTTGGCGAACACGGAACATACGGCAAAGGGAACGGACAGCACAAGCGTTGGTACTACTACGGCGAATCTGGCAACGCTGGCACGCCTGTTAAGCAGGTCGATGGAAAAGGTCAGTTGAACTACACCAGTGGCAACGATGCAGCTATGGCTATGTGGGGGGCTGTTGAGGAAATGGCTTCTCAAGTAGAAGCAACGTGGAGGGAGGTTTGGAATAGTTGATTGATTATTTCAATTCTATCTTCACGGTTGTTGCTAAGGAACTGCGAAAGCAAGTGCCTGGCATCTTCGTTACTGGTGAAATCAATGACAGCAACGTCAAGAAGTTTCCGTGCGTGCAGATAGAAGAAAACAGCAACCTCCCTGTTCATCTGGATTCTGCCAGCAGGAGCAAGTATGCCGCTGTTTCCCTGCGTGTGCGTGTCTATTCCAACAAAACAAGCGGACGCATTGCAGAAGCCCGCTCTATTGTGAGCATCGTGGATTCTGTATTGGAACCGCTCAATTTCTATCGAAAATCGTTTGCCCCGTTGAATGGGCTGTACAACAATTCCGTCTATCGGATTGATTGCAGCTATGGGGCAACAATCGGAGAGGACGGAATGATTTACCGAAACTAAGGAGGTAAACATTCTATGAGTACTGCTATCTCCGGTCTGAATACCACCCTGTACTGTGGCGACAGCGCAACCGCTCTGACGAAGCTGTGCGACATTAAGGATGTGCCCGACCTGATTTCTGAGCCAAACCTTCTGGATGCCACCACCTTGTCTGACCCCATGCAGGTCAACATCTTTGGCATTATCCAGAGTGACACCAAGTCCTTTACTGCCAACTACAATAAGACTGACTACAAGAAGGTCAAGGAAGCTGGCTACGATGAGACTTCCGAGAGCAACACTGTGAAGTATTACGCCCTGAAGATGCAGGACGGCTCCGGCTTTACTTGGCAGGGTATGCATCAGGTTGGCTTGTCCGGCTTTGGCGTGGATGAGGTCGTGGAAATGACCATCAACTGCATCTTCACCAAGAAGCCTGAGTTCAGCGAGACCCTGACTGTCAATGGCGGCTAAACCGCAAAAATCGAATCAATCAAACCGGGCAGAACTGAACATCGAATTTGGTTCTGCCCTATTTATAAAGGAGAGCATTTATTATGGCTGCAAAGGTTATCAATTATCATTCCCCTGATGGCAAGAACACTTATGAGCTGACTTTCACCCGTGACAGCGTGGAAGCCGCCGAACGTGCAGGCTTTCAGATTGGTCAGTACATCCAGATGATCAATCTGCTGTCCAACTCCCGTGCTCTGTTTTACAGCGCTTTTATTGCGCGGAACAAGGGCATTAAACGCAAGGCCGTTGACGAGATGTTCGAGCATACCGAGGCGAAGGAAGAGCTGATGGCTACGCTGCTTGAGATGTTCATGGACGCTTCCAAGTCTCTTCTGGCAACTGATACTGAGGACAAGACCGCAAAAAACGCAACGTGGGAGATTGTGTAACCGCACAATCTCAGGAACCAGACGGAGAGGGGGAACCATTCTCCTTCTCCAAGCTGTTCCACGATGTAGAAGCCTATTACATCTCCATCGGCATGACCTACGATCAGTTCTGGCACGGCGATGTCTGGCTGGCTAAGGTATACCGTGATGCAGAGGAGTTGCGAGAACGCAGATCCAATACTGAAGCGTGGAGAAATGGCTTTTACATGGCATCTGCGCTTTCCTCTACGGTTGGCAATATGTTCCGAAAGAAAGGGTCTAGCCCCATCAAGTATATGGATAGACCGATTCCCCTTACCAAAAAGGAGAAAGACGAGTATGAATACCAACGCGCAGTTGAGGCGCAGGAGCGAATCAAGAGAATGATGTTCTCTATGATGGAAAGTGATGGTGGTAGTGATGGCTGATGTTGATATTACGAGCTTATCCGTAGAGATTTCTGCGGAATCGCAGGGCGCAGAGCTTAATATCGACAAGCTCGCTACCGCCATTTCTAATTTGCGGACAAAAGGCAATGTCACGAAGGTTGTGAACAGCCTTGATAAGCTGTCCGGTTCCATTGCAACGCTGAAACAGGCATCTGCCGGAATGTCCGGCCTGGACAAAATCACTAGCTTTCTGAATGGGATTTCCAACGCCAATACGACCGCAAGCGCAAAGAGCATCAACACGGTCGTGAACGCAATCAAGAAGATTCCAGCGGCTGTGTCTGGCTTGAACGGCGTGGACTTTTACTCCATGTCTGGAAGCATTACTCAGCTCACTAACGCTTTGGCTCCTCTGTCCATTCTGGACGCATCGAACCTTAAAGCTCTTGGCAGTGCTTTTAATGCGATTGGAAAGGTTCCTGACCTGACCGACAAACTGAAAGCGACAGACCTTGATTCTTTTGCAAGCTCTTGTCAGAAGATTTCTACTGCCCTTACTCCCCTTGCATCTCAGCTTGACAAAGTAGGCAACGCCTTTGCAAAGCTCCCCCTGCAGTTGAGCAAGGTTGTGACACAGGCGAACCGTGTGACCGCAGCCAACGAAAAGCAGCGCAAGAGCTATCTCAGCCTGTCCAATCAGATGAACGGTTTTATGCGGAACATGGCAAAGCTGATTTCGCTGAAAGCCATTGCTGAGTATCTTGGCAACGCTGTTGCGAAGTTTAACGACTTCTATGAAGCAACAGACTTGTTTCATAATGCTATGGGCAATTTGAGCGGTGAAGCCGATACACTCATTAGCAAGATGCAGGGCTTACTTGGCGTTGACCCGACCAAAGCGATGACTTACATGGCTACCATTCAGAGCTTAGGTACTTCGTTTGGTCTGACTAGCGACAAGGCATACGTTCTGTCTAAGAACCTGACTCAGCTTGCCTACGATGAAGGTTCCTATTGGAACAAAAACGTTGCTGAAACCTTTACTGCAATGTCATCCGCAATCTCTGGCGAGATTGAGCCTATTCGCCGTTTGGGCGTTGATTTGTCTCAAGCACGGTTACAGCAGGAACTTCTTGCTTTGGGCTTTAACAAGCAGGTTTCCAGCCTGTCCCAGGCAGATAAAGCAGTTCTGCGTTACATTGCTATTATGAAGCAGACCGCTAATGTGCAGGGCAATCTTGCGCAGACCATTCAAAGCCCCGCCAACCAGATCAAGATTCTAAAAGCCCAGCTTGATATGTTGGCAAAGTCTGTCGGCTCTCTGCTCTACCCAGCCCTGAAATCTATTCTTCCCCCGCTGATTGCCGCCGTACAACTTATCCGAGAATTTGTCCAGTGGGTGGCAAAGCTGATGGGCGTGAAGGTTGTGTTCACCGATTTCACTAAGAGCGCTGACAGCGTTGGCGGCATCGGTGACGCAATGGATAACACAACCGATTCGACAAAGAAAGCCGCCAAAGCCCTCAAGGACTACACGATGGGTTTTGATGAACTGAACATCATTGACCCCACACAGGGAAGCTCTGGCTCTGGTGGCGGCGCATCTGCTGGCAATATCTTGGGCGACGTAGACTTGTCCGGCTACGATATGTTTAAACAGTACAATGAAGAGTTCGCAAAGCAGATTGACGCCATTAAGCAAAAAATCAAAGATATGCTGCCAATTATCGGCGCTGTTACCGCTGCGCTCGCATTGTGGAAAATCGTCGATTTTCTGACGGATATTGCAACGGCAATTTCCAAAATGACAGATTTGCAAAAGCTGGCTCTCTCGATCGCAACAGTCGTTGTTGAAGCATCGTTAGTGTTCAGCTTTGCGAAGGGCTATGCATCTAGCGGGAATCCTCTCGAACTTTTAGGTGAAGTGGTATCTGCCGCATTTGGCTCTTTTGTTCTTTGGCGCACGATGGGAGCAGATGGCATTACGCTTGGCATGGGCATCGCTTTTGTTGCAAGCCTTGCCGGACTGACTTACGCTCTTGGCACTGGCGAAGCAAATCTTGGCGATGCAAGCACATGGATTCAATCCGCTTTAACTACTGCTTTTGGTTCTATTGCTGGCATTACGTTGCTCACTAATCTTGGAGTAGCCACTGGTACAGCCGCAACACTTTCTATTGGTCTTGCCGGACTTATCACATTTGCGGGAATCACATTCTCTCTTGGCGAAAAGCTGAAAGAATTTCCGGTTCTTGATACCATCATTGCTGCTTTGATGGGAATTTTTGGCGGCGTTGCTGGTGCTGGCGTTGCATTGCTTGTTGGCGCAAGCCTTCCTGTTGCTGGAGCTGTTGCCGCTGCTGGTGTCGGTATTGGCCTTGTTCTTCACTGGGCTGGTATTAAATGGGGCACTAAAGAGAGCGGCGAAAAAACAGATGCTGCCGCAGAAGCCGACATTAAAATGTATTATGTCGAAAATGTTTTTGAGCAGCGCATTGAAGCCATCAAGCAAATTATCGTTACCAAGTGGAATGCGGCCATTGATTTTATGACTTCTCTTCCCGGAAAGGTTGGGAACATCATAAACAACATTGGCGAGTGGTTCAGCTCTCTTCCTGAAAAAATCGGCTATGCCCTTGGCTTTGCCGTTGGCAAAATCGGGGAGTGGGTCGGAAACATGGTCGTTGCTGTAACAACCGAAGTTCCAAAAATCGTTTCGTCTGTTGTTAAGTTTTTTGAAGAATTGCCTGGAAATATTTGGACTGCAATTCTCAAAGCTCTTGACGTTATTTCTAAATGGCGGGAGCGTATGATAGCTTCCGTTGTTATTGAAATTCCAAAAATCATTTCGTCCATTGTCGGTGAGTTCAAAAAGCTTCCTGACGAATTAAGAAAACTTGGCAAATTCATTTGGGACGGCCTAATCAACGGTCTAAAAGATGCATGGAGTACCGTTACAAATGGTATTAAGAGTTTCACTGATGGTTTTATCAATGGCTTCAAGGAAGCTCTTGGCATTCACTCCCCTTCTACTGTGTTTGCGGGAATTGGTGGTTACATTGTTCAAGGTCTTGCAAACGGTATCACTGCAGCACTTCCTTACGTCGAACAAGCTATGACCAATCTGGCAAACGTTGTTCAGCAGAAGGGCAACGAGATGATTGACTATGGCGCAGACGTTGCAAATGGCTTTGTTGATAACATGGTCAATACGTTTGACGCAAAGTGGAATGAAATCGACAACGGTCTCAAGAGCGACTTCATTGGCACGATTAAGGGCATGATTGATGCGGTCAAGAAAGGCGATATCCAAACCGTCGCCGAAAACACAGCAGCCATCATTTGGAAGGCAATGGGGGAAGAGAACCGAAAACAGGTCAAGTCTTACGCTTCTGACTTGGTTTCCAATCTCACCAGTGCTCTTAAGACCGTTGGTTCCAAAGTATTTTCTTCTGCAAAACTCGTCGGGAGCAACATCTTAGCTGGAATCACTTCAAAATTTGGAGAGATTTCCACGCAGGTTGTAGGTCTCGGCAGCAAGATTGCAACGTCTTTTTCCGCTTTGATCGGGCCAATCTCAGCATCCGGCAGGGCAATCAGTATTGGCCTTTCTTCTGGCGTTTTGAGCCAGTTCCCGTCTATCATCGCTGGCATTGCCGGGCTTATCGGTCAAATTGGAGCTGCATTTATGGGCATCTTGCAGACGATCGGCAGCGTCTTGACATCCCTTGGCATCCCAACTGGTGTCATCATGATCGCTGGCGGCGTCGCAATTGCAGCCGCCATTGCAGGAATTGTCGGAACGCTTGTTGGGAAGTACGGAACAAGCTCCAGCCCGTCCGTAGACAATAACTACTCGAGCTACCCTGGCACGAGCGATTATGATTCTGCCAATGGCTCCAATACATCTTCCGGTAGCTATTACCCGAGTTCTTCCGCTAGCGGAGCGAGCCCCGAAGAGCTCCGTAGCGCAGTCCACGACGGGTGCTATAACGCATTCCTTGACATCTTCCAGCGGTACGGAGACGAGCTTACCGGAGGGAAAGAGCTCAAGATTTACCTTGATGGTAAGCAAATCACTGCGTCCGTTGAGAAACGGCAGTCTGAGCGTGGGTTCCAGATTATGGGAAACGAAGTTTACAGCTACTAAGGAGGTTTACGTTTTATGCAATCTCTCGTCACAGTAAATGGCAGAGAGCTGCCAGAGCCTTCCTCCTACGATGCCACAACGAGCACGATAGTTGATTCTGGACGAAATGTACAAGGCAAAGTCGTTGGGTCTGTGGTGCGGCACGATGTTGCGAAGATTTCCCTAAAATGGAATTATCTTACCGCAAGACAGTGGGCGGACGTCATCGGGCCGTTCACCACAAACTTTTACTGCACTGTTCGGTTTTATAACCAAGCAACTGCAAGCTACACGACAAGGCAAATGTATGTTTCCGATAGAACCGCCGGAATGTGGAGGCGTTCCCCGTCCAACGGAAACGTTATGGGATGGGTCGGGACATCCCTTAGCCTGGTTGAAGTTTAAGAGAGGTGATTATTTATGGGCTTTCTGCCTTCCGACAAGTGGCTTGAACAATACGACAAGACACTTGTTCCGGAGATGTTTGTTCGCATCACTTACCACGTCTCTGACGATAAGGCCCAAGCAGACGCCATTGCCAGCTCTTCCAACCAGGCTTTATTCAGCAACACGTTGTCTGTCACAGACCTGGATTCTGCTTCTTTGGCCAATTATGCCACCGGAGAACCTAATTTGTGGGTCCTTGACGGGAGCAAACTTTTGGTCCCAGGTTCAGAGCCATACGAGAACGCTGGATATTTAAGTATGGATTGCGTTTCTGACACAAACCATCCGATTATCACTTTCTCTTTCAGCAAAACACACACTGAAAGAATCCCCGGAATTACAATCGTGTGGTCGTCCGCTTTAAATGAATATGCAAAATCTTTTAAATTGACGGTCTATAACGGCAGCGAGCTTGTTGCAACAAAACAAGTTGACGGCAACCAGTCTGTTGAATCCTCTGTAGATTTTGAGATTTCCGGATATGATTCAATCACTTTGGAAATTTTAGAGTGGTGCATCCAGGGCCGCAGAGCAAGAGTGGAGCAAGTTGAATTTGGTCTGCGTGTCCAATTTAGCAAAGCGGATTTGCTTTCTTATACGCATGAATCAAAACGCGACCCGATTTCTGGGCAGCTTTCCAAAGATTCCGTTTCGTTTTCTGTTGATAACTCCGAACAACGCTGGAACCCGGTAAATCCAGGTGGACTTTATCGGTATCTTTATGAACGTCAGGAGATTTCAGTTCAGTATGGCATGGACATTGGAGATGCGGTCGAATGGATTGACGGAGGAAAGTTCTTTCTTTCTGGATGGACAATTCCGGCAAATGGCATAACGGCGTCGTTTGACGCCAGGGACGCTTTGTCTTTCCTCCAAGATTCCATCTATACCGGGCACACGAGCGGAACGCTTTACCAAATGTGCTTTGACGCATTAGAACTTCTGGACGTTTCCGGGATATCTTATGAGATTTCGGAAGAATTGAAAAACTATTCTTGCGACATCCCGTCCGATACTTCTTCTTACAAAAACGCCGATGTTCTTCAGCTTGCTGCGAACGCAGCCGGGATGGCTCTTTACCAATCCAGAGATGGGGTCATTCACATTGAACGCGTTCCTCTTGTTCCGGCCACGAGGTCTGGTATCGAGGAAATATCGCTCTTGAATAGCTTTAAATACCCAGAAATAACGTTTTCGACAAAAATAAAAAACGTATCGTGTAAGGTTGGCGGTGAATCCGTTTTTTATCCAGCCGGAGCTAGTGGGAACGGAGCGACCCAAAGCATCAATAATCCGCTTGTATCGAAATCTGTATCTTCTAGCGCAAAAAATGCGTTGACCGAAACATACGCACTTCTTTCTAACAGAAGAAAGGTAAACTTGGAATTTCGTGCAAGCCCCCATATTGATGCGTTGTCTTTTGTTAGAGCAAACCATCAGTTTGGATATGCATCGAACGTTCTCGTTACGGATGCCAAGTATACATTTAATGGCTGTTTTAAAGGGACGATGGAAGGATATATGGTGGAAAGCGCGAGTGCCCTTAGACTTGACAAGGGTTCCGTTTTTGTGGCTCCTGGAGAGACCGTTCGGCTAACCGCAACGCTTGTTCCTTCCTCAGAGGATTCCCCAGCAATCGGATGGGAAGCATCTCCTCCCGGCGTTGTTTCCATTTCCGTGGTTTCCAATAAAGGCGGCGTTTCTGCTTGCGACATTTCTTTTGCTTCCAGTGGAGATGCCGTAGTCACAGCCTTCGTATCTTCCGTATCTGCAAAGTGCAACGTTATCAGTCAGGCTCCGTCTTTGTCGGATATGCCGGAAGGATCGTCTGTTTACATTCAAGAAAGTGGTGCGGATGTGGAGTTTGTTGTTGCAAAACATGAGTATGAGCCTGGCTTAAATGGTCCCGGAAGAACACTTCTTATCAGGAAAGAACCTCTTGCTGAAACAGTGTGGAACCAGACGCACGTCAATACATACGACGGAAGCTCCATCGACAGGCTGTTGAAGGGAGATTACGCAAACAGATTTAGCGATACCGTCAAGTCCGCAATGGGACTTACCTCTTTCTATTACACGGTAGGCGGTAGCACTACGGAAATCAGAACGCTTTCTCGCAGTGTTTTTCTCCCGTCTATTTATGAGATGTTTGACCCGGAAGACAAAAACGCAGATGTTTATGTAAATGGCAGTAACCCATTTTTCAAAAAAGAAGGTTCTGTACTACCAAAGCAAACCCGAAATGTTTTTGTTCAGTCTTATGATGATTCCGTCAATCGTCTTATCCGCAGATGGTCACGTTCCCCTGCATTGCGAGATTATTCTGGGAATCCCATTCAAGGCCAGCTTGTTGGAACATACAGTCTCGGAACAAATAATGGAGGCAAGACGTTTTTCTATTCAGAATCGTATAACGCGTGGAGTTCCAATAAATTCAGCCCTGCTTTTACGCTTCCGTCTACGACTAAAGTCGGTAACGACAAAAAGATTTTGCTTTAAGGAGGGACTATGGCGATTTGGATTACAGACAGAACCCAAGACGATGTTGACCGCCTAAAGTTCATTTATGGTAAAGCCGTGAACGGGACCTGGACGGATGAGGAAAAAGCGGAGTGGCTTTCCGGTATGAAAGGGGCTCTTGACTACAGAGATTTTTCGAGAATAGAAACCGGCATATCCGAGCTTGCTTCACTTCTCGGTGCGGACGTAGATGTCAAGACGGACTGGGACATAAACGGGTATCTTACCACGTCAGATGCCACTAGGTGGCTGTCGAATATCGAATCTATTCGTTCTAAAAACTCAGGAGACGCCAAAACTGCGCCGACGCCTACGTCTATGGATAGGCTCGGATTCGAGACAATGAACCAACTTGAAAGCATTTTGTCAGACATAGAATCAATCGCCAAAACTTACGTTACTTTTTCTGGCGAATACATGGCTGGGGAGGACCAATATGGTTTTTGAAAACCGCATCTCAAAATATCCTGGCAGGTGGACGTTAGTCCGTGAGGATGGGTCGTCTGAAATTGTAACGCTCGTCCGAAACGACGAACCCATAAAGGACGGCACACCAATCAACGCATCCACTTTAAATGAGCTGAGTACAGTTGCAGGGGCCATCAACGCAAAAGAGGAAGCCGTTTCTGCGGCAAATTCCGCTGCGGAAGAACGTGCAAAAGCAGAACAGGCTGCAAAAAATGCCGCGAAAGATGTTTCTGCAATTGTAAAAGCGGACTCTGAAAATGCAGCTTTGTCTGCTGCTGCTGCCAAGACAAGCGAAACCAATTCAAAGCGTTCGGAATCTCAGTCTGCTATTTATTTGCAGGGCACAAAAGAATACTTTGAGCAGGTCCGCACCATCACCATCGGTGCACAGGGGTGGTACGCCACGCCGGAAGCTCTGAAAGCCGCTGTTCCTATAGGCGAAAATGGCTGGTGGGCAGTCGTTGGTACTACGGACACCATTTGGACGTGGGACGGTGACACCGGCGCGTGGGTCGATACCCGCAAAGAGGTGGATCTGTCAGACTACCTGACGCAAAACCAGATCAGGCAGCTGCTTGAGCAGTACATGCCCCTTCGCCCCGCCACAGCAGACCAGCTGGGCGGCGTGAAAGTGGGCGACTATCTGGACATCGCCCCGGACGGCACCCTGAGCGGCAAGACGCTGTATGACACCATCGCGGCCAGTGTGGCG